AACCATGCCGGGTTATACAACTCTAACATCTGGAAATGCAAAAGTAGCAAAGGCAGATTCATCAACAATGCCCGGGTATGTCACACGCTCGCAAATCCTGACAGACTCAACCAATCGAAACGCCCTCCTTGCCCTCAAGGCTCCTTTAGCCTCTCCGACCTTTACCGGAACACCCGCGGCTCCTACGGCCTCAGTAGGAACAAATACAACCCAAATAGCTACCACGGCTTTTGTACTGGCTAACGCAGGAGCCGGTGCAACCGATTCGATCAAGGTCAAAGCCTCTGATGAAACCGACACCGGAACAGCCCTGCAAAATGATGATGATTTGAAATTCGGTATTGGAGCGAATCAGACTTGGATTGGATATGCGTTTTTGGATTGTCACGCTCAAAATGGAACTGATGGTGTTGGAACAAACACTTGCGGAATTATCTTTGCGATAAATGGCCCCAGTGGAGCTACCCTTACATTCAGTCTGTCCAATCAATACATCAATGACAATTATGGTGTTTCTGTCTATAACTATTATGAAACAAGACAGACTGCACTCAATACCAACACAAATGCACCTTTCCAAAATACCACCCCTGGCATTGCCGGAAACTCTGACAAAATTGTCCACGTAACTTTTCTTGTAAAAAGTAGTAGCACAACCGGAACAATACAACTGCGCTGGTATCCTATTGCGGGAATTGACTCTGATCCTGGCCCAACAACTCAGTCTGCAACCGTTCGCGCCCGAAGCTATCTCTATGCAAGGAAGGTGGGTTCAATCATGTTTCTGATAATCTTCATACCGAAGCGACGTAAGGCGAACTAATGAAGAAACTTTTCTTCCTGTTGGCGATACCGTTGCTGGCTTGCGCCCAAGGGAAGTCTGATGAAATGGCTCCTTTGTCATATTGGCGAGCACTAAAATATCAGGACACACTTGCAGTCCTGCAACATCAGCGTGACAGTCTGATTGTGCTGGCAAAAACATTCAAGTCGGCAAAGTCCAAAATCACAACACAAAGTGAAATCACCTACAAGTTCTCAGATGCAATGAAGATGATTGATTATTTGGATGCAGTCCAAGCGATTGAGCAAAAGATTGCGGTGCTGAAAAATCAACTTGCACAATGACAAAACCACCGATCATAGGAATCTACTAACAGAAAGGCATCAGGCGATTCTAATATGCCAAACTTCTCAGCCAATGGACCGAACACCTACGGCGATGTCATTCAGGGTCTCACACAACTAAACCCATCCTCTGAAGGCATCAACACCATTGAGGATATAAGAAAACGCTTTGGCCTGACGGCAAGCCCCAGTACAGCCTTCGGCTCGGCACGGAAGAATCTCGCCAGTCAAAAGGCTAGAACTCTTGCCTCGACCAGTGCCCGAATGTCATCTAGGGTAGCCAACCCTGAAGCTATTTTCTCTGGCGTAGAAGGTGACTACGCCAATGCAGAGGGGAACCTTGAAGGCCAGCAAGCCAACGCGGAGCTCGGTCAGCAAATGAGTTTTGCCCAGATGCTTCAGTCGATGCTTCAAGGCCGCGATGCTTTCAACCTGAACAAGTCCTCTCAGATGTCCCAGAACGTCGGCGGAGCCCTTCAGCAACAGAACTATGAAGAATCTAAGCCCGGAGTGTTGGATGATTTTCTAGCAATACTGAAAACCGTTGGCGGAACAGCGGCGGGCGCAGCGACGGGCGCGGGTGCGCTTGGATGGAAACCATTTGGTGCAAAACCGTCATAAACAGCTTCACTTGAAAAGGATGCGTGATCTTCATGGCCGGACAAATCTATCGAGCCTTGCAACGAAACCCCGATCCACTGGGCGGACTCTCCAGCTTGGCGCAGATGTATCTCTCGCACTTGGATCAGGAGCAGCGTAAGAAAGCTGTCTTTGACCGTCTCTCACAAACGAGCGTTAGACCCGTGATGGGAAATGAGGCGACTGTTCCGGTAGCCAATCCACCGGCAGCCGCGCCAGCACAAGCCCCGGCTCCTACCATGCAGCATCCGGTAGATGCCCAAGGTCTAGTCGGAATGCTTCCCAAAGAACCCGCCACAACCGAACTACCGCGCTTCCAGGGTACAGAGACCACCACAAGACTGCGGCAACCATCAGAACTTTCAACACAGGAGAGGTTTGGACTCGGTAGTGATTTAGGAATGAACGCAGGTCAGATCCTGGATTTTCTAGCCAAGCCAGCACCACAGACTCACTTCGCTCCAGCTGGAAGTCAGCCGGGGTACTTTGATGCAACGGGAAAATTCGTTCCAAGTGGGGATCGGATTCCGAGAGAATTCCAGCCCCGAGCGCCGCAGCGACCACTTGCGCCGCAGAAGCCGGAATCTGTATTCTTGCGGTCTGAACCCGTAACAAAAAACGGAGTGACCAAGATTTACGACCTCTACGGTCACAAGGACGCAAGCAATAAGGAAGTCGTCACCGAGCGCAAGCCGCAAGACTTCACAGAGAAATCCCCGTCCTCTCAAGGCTCTGGCGGAGCCGCCGATCATCGCGCAACCGAGGCGCAGATCACTAAACTCACTTCCACCAATCAGGAACTAGGCCGACAGATCACCTCCATTCAAAATGGTGTCTCGTCAATTCCTGAAGTAAAGGGAGAGAAACCCGAAGACAGGGCTACGCGACAAAAGGCGTACGTTGACAAACTCCGTTCAACCATCGACGAGAATGAAACCCACATAGAGCGATTGAACAAGCAAATCGGCGGCACATGGCGCAAGGGCGATTCAGAACAAGGCCAAGCCGCATCCGACAAACCCAAAATGAAACTCTCCGACATCAAATCAAAATGGGGAGCCGAAGCCGTTCAAGGATATTCCGACGATGAACTCAGGGATTATCTCAAGAAGCAAAACGTCGAGGTCGAATAGTGTCAATGCCAGCCTTTGACATACCGCCCCCACCGCCGAAGAAAGTAGCTGCCGCTGGTGAGTTTAACATTCCACCACCGCCACCGAAGAAGCCTGTTCAAACTCCCGGCCTCGGCAATACCGCGGCTTTCAACAAAGGAATTGATGTATCTACCCCAGAAGGTGCAAAAAAAGCACAAGGGCAAGCCAGCGTCAAAACCGAACCTTCAATTCTTCCGGGCGTAACCGTCACAGCCAAACGCCCAACCGAAGGCGCGATCAACCTTCCCCCGGTTCCAGAAAAAGAACTTCAAGCCGGAATAAGGACACTACCTACTCCACCTTCGATCACAACTCCAAGTACAGAAACCGAACTCGCTTATGAGGGCTTCAAGAAGGAGATAGAGAAATCGACGGGTCATAAGCAGCCGGAACTCTCAAGTATCGGTGAAGCGCAAAAGTATCTAGCCGAGATGGGTGGACGCGAAAGGTGGTTACAGGCCGCGCCGCTCTATGCAGAGGCGTTAAGGAAAGCTCCGTTCATTGGCCCAATCTTCGGGGGTGCGGAAACCGTAGCATTGGCAGCGAAAGAACCAGACAACCTATCGAAAGCACTTCAAGCCGCACAAGGTCTAGGTGAAGGTGCATTTGGAATTATGATGGCGCACGCCGCGGCCGCTCCCGCGATGCAGGCATTTCAAGCTATGGGACAAACCGGAATAGATCCCGGAAAGCCTGTTCGGGAATTTTCTAGCAAGTATGCGCAGTGGGAAGCTCAGTCGAAACTCGGTATCAGCGATCCTCACCAGCTAGAAAAAGTTGGCGAGTTTGGTGGTATGGTAGGCGAACTCGGAATGTGGACGCTTGCGACGATGGCCCCCGCCTTACTGGGGAAATTTCAGGCAGGCACGGCAGGCCCGGAAGATGTCCGAGCCGCATTCGACATCATGCAGAATGCCCGCGCCGAAAACATCAAAGGCCCGGTGAGCGCGCACATCGTTGACCGCGTCGCATCTCAAGTGGGAAAGAACAAATTGGCCGGAGGACTGCTTGCCGGAATATCGAAGAAACTGGAATCTGGCGCAGCCTTATCGAATGAGGAAATGAACATTGTTCGTGAGAACTCGCCGGAGCAATACAAGACAGTCCTTGATGCTCTTCTGACCCGTCAGGAAGATGTCAGGCCATCCGAAGGCGCGACCCCGATCCTTGAAGGCAAACCCGCACCAGAACAAGCGGGAATCGTTCAATCCAAGCCCGATGCGAATATCGCATATCGCGAACAGCAAATCTCTGACTTGATGAAGCGCAATCCATCAATGCGCCGCGCCGATGCGGAAGCAATGGTTCAAGGCCAGAAGGCTCCTGAATCAAGACTCGTAAAGCCTCAAGGTGAAATCACTCGCACCGGAGAACAGGCAAGGGAAATTCCACCGCCACCGCCGAGAAGGATCGAATCTTCTGCGCGTACACCAGAAGTGCCGGGAAAAGGAATCACCCCGTTAGAGAAACCTATTCCAGCGATTGAAGAGAAGCCTATTCCGGCGGTGGAAAAGAAGGTTCCCGACATCAAAGAATTTGAAAAGAGGACAAAACTCTACAAGCCAGAGTTGGCACTTGGACTACATCAGAACCCCTTCATCACTCCAGACGGTTTGCTCACGCCTCCGTACACCGCTCACAGCGACTTGGTTCGTGACTACAACGGGACGCGCGACATACAAGGATTTATGAATGAAACGGGATATGTCAGACTGAAGGGAGAAGGCGACGCAATCAACGTCGAGATGGTGAATAAGCCAACATCCGAACAGTTTGAAACGATTGAAACTGCATCCCCAACCGGAAAAATCCGATGGGATATTACCGGACCCGATGGGAAGATCAGGAAGAGCGGAGAGGCAGATGATTTAGAGACATTCAAACAACAAATGGATCGAGAAACTTTTTCTTCTCGACCCGCGCCTCAAACCTCTTCCGACTTCACCCAAAGAAGCCTTGAGAAGATCACAGAGAAGAAAGCAGCGAAGAAGACAGCAGTAGAACAGAGGAAAAAACCATTACCCCCCGGACAGAGGAAAAAACCATTACCCCCCGGTGAGATTCGCGGTAGCCAAGAACCCACGTTACAGCCCGCGACGCAAGAACGTGGTGAGGCCATCGGGGAGGTAAAGGTTCCCGTCGCCCCCAAAACGATTCCACCCGGAGAACTCGAAGTCCGCAGTCTAGCCAAGCCAGCAACCGCGCCGCCATCCCCAGAGGACTTAGCCTCTCGCGCCGCAGAGAACAAAAAACAATCTCTCGGTCCAGTAAGGCATCAAGACATCACCAAAGCAGAACTAGACTACAAATCCAAGCTAGAACAATTTGGTGAGGACGCGCCCGAGACCAAAGCCGCAGAGCAAAAGGTCAAAGACCTTACCCAGAAGTACGAAGCCGCGAAGAAACCCGCAACCGAACCTCTCCCCGAATTCAAATCATCCGAAGAGGCAGTTGAATTTGGCCGTAAGTACCCTGAGAGAATCCCAGAACTAGAAGCCCGCGCCAATGAAGCCACAGAAGCCTCACGGTCATTCAAGGATGAAGTCATTCCCGGTGAAGAACGCCCTCAAAGGTTAGAGCGCCTCAATCAAGCCATGCAACACGCAGTCCGCGCTCAACTAGCCCATGAAGCAATAGACTTCGCCAAAAATCCCAAGAGAGAAACCCCCATTGAAAAGATCAGGAGGGAAGAGAAGGAAGCAGCAATCCCCAAGCCTCAGGCCCCAAAGGAGAAACAACCGTGGGAGCAAACCAAGGCTGAGTACATCAAGGCGAATGAAGGCGAGATCGTCCCGACCCCCGGTGAGAGGTCGAAACAGCGTCAATCCACAAAAGAAGAACGCGCATACGCTCATAAGAATATCGTTGCAAGTGCAATCGAACGCGGCGAATCTATTCCCGAATCAGTCCTCAAAGACTACCCTGATCTTGCTTTACCAAAGGAGAAAGCCGAACCAACGCTTCAAGAGAAAGCGGAACCGCTAACTCGCCGCCAATCCGAATTGCAGAGGCAAATCAGGGCTATTGGCGAGAAGAAGGCTGGCAGGGCGATGGATCAGTGGGCGCAAGTTAGGGCATCCGCAGAACGAACACCCGATGGTCGCAAATTAGCAAAAGAGTACGATGAGGTTAGCCGCCAGATCATAAAGCTGGAAGAAGCCGAAACCAAACCCGAACCTCTCACTCAATCCAAGCTCGAAGAAGCCGCTCAGGCCGCTCCAAAAGCAGGACTCTCCCTTAAAGAACAGAAGAAAACATTGCTAGGGGAATTGGATAAGGCCAAAGAAATCGTTGGTGAGCGGGAACTCGGAAAGGTAGAGAAGGATCTCGTAGAAAAGACCGGAATGAATCTTCTCGATACCCGCCAAGAAATTAGCCGAATTGACAATCTGAGTAACGCAACTCGCAAACAAAGAGATTGGAAGTTCCAAGCAAGAGAGTTCTTGAAAGCCCATGAGGACGAAATCCAGAAAGAGATTGTCGATCGGTACGGCCCCGATCTAAAAAAGGCCGGACTGAAACTTGATGATGAGGGTAGAATTGTTGTTGACGTACCGGGAGACGGAACTTTTCACACGCCCATTGGTGCGATTGATGAGTATGCAAACAGAATTGAAAAGGGGTTCCCGAAGGATTCACGGCAAGCCAAAGCCGCGCCTGTTGAAGAGAAGCCAACACCTAAAGAACCCGAACAGGTTGCTCCCAAGTCTCCCGACCTCAAGAAGCGCATCAACTCTCTGGCTAACGAGAACATCTTGAACCTCTCCGGTTCTCGTAATGCAGAATCCCGTAGAAAACTCCTTCAAGACCTCACAGGGGAAAAGGTCTCTAAGTCTGAGGCGGGAATAGGTAAGCTCCGCGATGCGCTCGCAAAAAGCGTCGGCATAGAACCAACTGAATCAGCAATCAACAAGTGGCTCCGCACCCCAGAGCCAAAGGTAGAACCACCCAAGCCACCTACACCCCAAGAGATTGCAGCAGCAAATGAGAAGATCGTCTCAGAGATTCCCCCAACTCATTTGAGAGAGATCGAAGTTGACACCAAAGTATTCGATGAGGAATCCGGCAAGGTCATTACCGAGAAACGTCCGGCAAAAGAAGCCCTTGAAGCCCTAGATGCAGATTCCAAGTTGATGAAAGCATTTCTTGATTGTGTGAAGGGACTAGCCTAATGCCAATCGTCAAGCACAAAGTACCATCGGCAGATCAGTTGAACGCCAAACAGGAATTTGAAGCCCTCAACGCGAACATCGAACTACTCTCGGATGCAGTCGATAAGATTGCCGCCTCCGTAGCTGAGATCGAGTCAAAAATCAACCGGCCTGATGAACGCCTAAGTTCCCTTGCGATCAAAGTAGGAAACGTGGAAAAGGTCATTCAAGAAATGAAAGCATCTCAACCCAAGATGCCAACAAGTCTGATTCTGACCGTCACCGGAAGAAATGACATCACCGGACAAATTGACGAAGCACACATACAAGTAGACTGATAATGGACGCTCACAAAAACTTTGCATATACGACCGTAACCGTAGCTCCAACACCGGCAAGCTCGGGGCTATCTCTGACCGTGGCCGACGGGACAGTGTTTCCGGCAGTTCCATTCAACTGCCCGGTATGGCCTATCAACGTGCAACCGTTGAAATCTAACGCTGAGATCATCAGGGTTACAAACATTGTGGGCAATGTGTTGACAATTCTGCGGAGACAGGAAGAAAGCTCTGCAAGGGAGATTCAGGCCGGAGATCAGATCATGGCTGGTATTACCGCCAAGACCCTGACGGATGCAGAAAATGGAAACTATGACGGCGGCATTGCTGCAAGCGTCTATGGTGGCACAACTGGAATTGATGGAGGCACGGCTTAATATGGCATCGACAATTCAAATCCGAAGGGACACGCTGGCGAATTGGGCATCGGCAAACCCAACGCTTGCTCAAGGTGAAATCGGAATCGAATCCGATACCAGGAAGATGAAGTTCGGCGATGGTGCGACCGCCTGGAACAGCCTGCCGTACTTCACAGGCATTGCATCATCCAATCCGATCAAGGGAAGTGCTGTTGTGGACTTCGGCAACGCTCCGGGCAAACAGCGAACAACCGTCACGGTCAACGATGCGAATGTGCTCACAGCATCGAAGGTCATGGTGTTCATAGATCCCACAGCAACGGCAAAGCACAACGCGTATGAGCACAGCATGGTTCCCCTTGTCTTGTCTGCGGGAAGCATCGTCAATCAAACGTCATTCGTCATCACAGCAATTTGTGAATGGCCTCTGACCGGGACTTTTAACGTAGCCTATATCATAAACATCTAAACAGGAGGTTGTCATGGGTTTTCAAAAAGAAGGTTCCAGCGGTAACGTCCAAGACGTTGACGTTAACCACAATGCTCTAGTTGCTCTTCCCGGTCATACTGCCGCAGGGGTTCCCCGTGGAGGTGGGCAGTCAGAGGCTGGTGATGTCGCACTGTTCTCTGAAATTGATGAGGGTGTAGTCACTGGGGTGCGCGAACTTATCAGTCCCGAGACTGATACCGACGGCAGGCTTCGTGTAACGGAAGATCATTTGCTGGACCAGGAGTTCTTCAACTACACAACGCACAATACAAGCAAGCACACCTTCACCTTTACCACGATGGCTGCAACTTGCACCGCCGCGGGGATTACGACAAACTCAGGCAGCGTCACAACGACTTCTATTGGTCTGACCTTTGGGACGTTTGCGGCCTTTCCCGTTGGCGGAAATCAGACAACGATCTGTGAAACAAGTGCCTCATTCACCGCGTTGGCGAACGACAATACCAACATTGATTTCGGATTGTTCTTGCGCGGAGCTACAACCGCTTTCGCACCGAGTGATGGAATCTACTTCCGTCTATCTCCGGCGGGGTGGCAGGGTGTGGCAAACAACAACGGCAGTGAAGTTGCTACCACGGTATTCAAAGCAACTCCCGGTGGTGCGAACTGGACTCATGCCCTCAATACCATCTACCGCTTCAAGCTCCAGGTCAACAACACTAAGGCATCGTTCTTCATCAACGGTGTCAAGATGGGAGAAATACCCACACCTGTTGGTTCTGGTTTCCTGTGTTCCAACGTCTCTTTGCCGTGGAGTTTCCGTCATGCCATCGTTGGTGGCGTGGCTGGCGCAATTTGCTCTGCGGTGTTCAGTGATTACAAAGTGATGGTCCGCGGTGCGATGTTCGCTCAGGACATGGGCAGTGTAGGCAATCGTATCTATGGTTCATACCAATACCTCTCAGGTCAAGGCGCGGTCGGTCAGATGATGGCTGGCACGGTTACAACGGGAACACTGGTCAAGCCGACAGCCGCGGTTCCGCTGAATACATCACTGGCGGCGAACCTTGCGGCTGGACTTTCGGGACGTTCGATAGAAACACTTAGCAGCGGTCTTGCTGTGAACGTGGATGGCATTCTCGCGCAGTATCAAGTCCCGGCGGGAACAAACATCATCCCCGGACGCAGGCTCAAGATCGTGGGCCTCAAACTTTCGAGTATCATTACGACGGTTATTGGCGGTGGCACGGCTGGCAGTGTGGAAGTCTGGATCGGTTACGGCAATACAGCGACCTCATTGCAAACCGCCGAGACCGGCTCAATGGTCACAGCCACAACGAAGGCTCCGCGGCGTGTGTTCTGCCCATCCTTGACTCAGCACTATGTTGTCACTCAGGCCGCAGACACAGGGGTTGCTCAGAACGCATACTACGAAGATTTTTCAGCCGCGCCGATCTACGTCAATGCTGGCGAGTTTGTGGAAATCATTATATGCAAGTCATTCACGACCATTCCGACTTCTGGGATAGTTCAACACGCGTTCCAATTCGTTTACAGTTGGGAGTAAGAGATGTTCGGTGGATGCTATTTCGGTCAGACATATCCTTCAGGGCAAGTTCAGTGGGTGGCATCTCCAACTCCGCCACCCCCTGTTCCTGTACCGGAGGTCGTGACTCTTCCCGATCACACTGGAGGAAGCCCTACAAGGTACCGAAGAGATGAATATGAATGGCCTGAGATACTCCGCACACAAGTAAGGGAAAGGGCTTTAGTCAGAAATGAATCAGACATCAGAGACATTGTTCAACTCGTAAGGATAGCTCTAGAGGAACTATGCCGGTAAACCCATGCTTCGCAAAATACTTTCCTCAACTGGTCAAAGCTGATAGAGACCTCATCAGAGAATCTACCCAAGACTATATCAAGAAAGGGATGGATGAGAGAGAGGCTGCCCAAAAAGCTGTTAGTGATAAGATAGATTCTCTCAATGCAGATCGCCGCCGCATCCACGAACAGCTCATCGCGGAATCTGAAAAGCTCAATCCTGAATTGGTGAAGGGACTCAGGGAGAAGTACGCGCCAAAACCAGAGGCCGCGCCGGAAGCAAAGGCCGAACCAACGTCGCAAGAAAAGAAGGAACCCGCGCCAGCCCAAGAAGAACCACCTCTTCGTAAAACCGGCACAGCCGGAATGCCTCTCTACTCCTTCGCCGCAGGTACAGTCCTCGGCATTCAAAAAGACGATGAAGGCAAGTACACCTACAACCCCGCCATAGGATTACTTGGTGGTTTAGCTCTTGGAATGTTATCTCAAAAAGCCCTTGGAGCGTTAAAAGAGATTGAAACGGCTATTGCGAAAAAGGGACTCTCAGCCAAAGCCGCGGCAACAGAGTTCCAATCTGAGGTAAAGACCTATCTCGAAACTGAGGGCAAGTCGATGAAGCCCGAAGAGAAGGCCGAGATGGAGAAGTTGGCTACGTCAGAGCGCATCGCCCGTGCAATCCGAATCCAAGAAGGCAAGCAGGAACCTCTCGGTGGCGAGTTCACGCGCAAGCAGGGAATGACCAAGACCCTTCTTGCCTCAGCCGAAAAGAAGATCAGAGAACAAAGACTCAAGACATCCAGACCCCAGGAGATCACCGTTGAAGGTGGCGGACAGTTCAAAGAAGCTCTGAACAACCACCGCCTCGACGCGTTGATGAAGGGCTTGACCGGAAAAGAACTTGTGGACTATGTGAGGCAGAAAGCAGTAGAAGAAATCTCCGCCGCCAAAGAACTAAAGCAGAAAGACGTTGATTCAGTTGCTCGCTGGCTGCAAAGGCTCGAAATCCGGCAGAAGCGATATGATGTTGAGCAGCGCGTCCGTGATCGTCGCTATGAGATTGCCAACAATCTTGCCGACAAGATATTCACCGACAAACTGCCGAAGGAGCTTCAGGAACAGCTTCTTCAAACCGCTTCCCAGTTCCGTCGATCATCCGACACGCAAGGAAAGTTCCTAGCAGGCTTCAAATCCCGCGTTTCCGTCATGGCCGATAGCTACGGCGCAGCCGGGGGAGAACTCTCAAACCGCATGTATCAAGGTGACATCTCCCGCAATCACTTCATGGAACTCGGTGAAGATGCCATTGGTAAGATCAGGGACACCTACGATGACCTCAAGAGCCCGTTTGAGAAACAGAAGGTCTCTGATGCCGTTATCAACGCTCTCGAACACCGGGACAACCCCAACGAGTATTTGAAAACCGAGCAGCAAAAGGAAGTATTCAAAACCGCAAAGGGACTCCTTGACCAGTTCAAAACAGAACTCAAGGCAAAGGCGTATGAGGTTCGGGAGGACTATTTCACCCACATCAGGGACGTTGATATTGTTGAACAGGTAATGAACGACGTTCTCGACCCCAAGAGGGAAAGCGTCGGCAGTCTGAATCAGATGATAAGCGACAAGTCAAGATTCCTGAAACCCCGCATTGATGCAGAAATGGAGATTAGGCGGGATCTGCCGTACGTGCTCTCGACCTACGTACGATCGGTCTCGAAAGAACTTGCCTACCGGGATGCAGTCGAATACTACTACTCCCAATTCCAGAAAGACATTCCCGCAGCCTTGAGGCGCAATAGCATGGATCGGGCAGTAAGGATGATGCGCGGCGCACTGAATCCCGAACGGGGAAGGGGATTATTCTACAACGGCATCAGCTTCATCCGTTCAAACGAGTACAGGAACTTCCTCGGAATGAACCTCAAGGCATCAGCCCAGAACATGACTCAGCCGGACTTTGCGCGTTGGAGATGGTCGCCGGAGGCCAATGCCCTTCAGAAAGAAGTCTGGTCAAAGCGCAAGTCGATCACTGGTCCGCTTGCCGATGCGATTTCAGTTGCTTCAAGTGATACTCCCCGTTTCCTCGAACTCATCAAGGAGCCAGGAGAAGAGAGAAAACATCTTCTCACAGAGAAGTTCAACCAGATTGACACCTTCCAACTCTCTGAAGGCCGCAACTGGTCTGTCTCGGAGATGGGCGCAATACTCAATTCAGCAATGAAGGAACCGAGCTATAAAAAAGCCCTTGAGGCAGCCAAGGGTGACAAACTCAAGGCCGTTAATACGGTGCTGAAGAGTCAGGATGCCTTTGACCGCGCCGTAAGGGATGCAGCGGTGACATCAGCCGAAACGCAAGTAGCAAGCGCACCCTCGATGCGTGGAGAGTTCTACGACGATCCCCTAAAGCGTGTTATCGGAATGTTCACAGCATTCAAGATGCGCCAGTTGCAGGTACTCGGGGCCGCCCTCGGCAAACAGGAAGGAATCAACGGAGCTCGCGCCAAGATGATCCTGCGGCGCGGAATGAGTGGTGAAGTTGCTCCCGTGGAAGTATTGCGTGAAGTCGAAACAAACCGCGTAGCTCTTGAGAAGATGCTCAAAGAAGCCCAAAAGACCAAAGAGGACATTGGCGTTTCCTATGACAATGCCCAGACGTACATCAATTATCTAAAGACTCAAGAACAAAGTCTCAATCAAATCATCAAGCAGATCGAACCCCTGGGCGGTGGCCGCGGCCGTCAGAGCGCGCTCGTCGGGAAATACTTTCTGAAGGTCGCCGGAATCTCAATGGCATTCTCCCTTCTCTGGGATTCAGTGGACTACGCCATCACTGGAAACGAAAAGAAACAAGAGGACATGGTTCCTCGCGCAATGCAGAAGGCATTCTGGGATGTCTTTCCCTCTCCGATGTATGGCATGGACCCCGGCAAGTTCCTTGTCTCTCCGGTACTTCCAAGTCTTGAACACGCTATGAACTACGGGAAATTCTCAGGCCGCGGATTGGCAACAGACATTACCAGCTATGGATTGAATATGCTTCCGTTCCTCGGATTGATCGACCGCGCCACGGGAAAGCATCTCGCAAAAGGAATTGTGAATCTCGTCGTTCCGCCTAAAGAAAAGCAAGCGCCATCGGGCATCAAGGCCGCGCCGATAGGAAAACAGACCGGGAAAACAAAGATTGGCGGCAAGTCCATCGGTTCAAACACACCGGACTACCTGGGAATGCTCGCGAACTCTAGGTCTTGATGCGGGAGAAAACGTAGCTGTAAGAGAAGAAGAAAGCCCAACACACAGCACAGTAAAAGGCGGCTCGAATGAAGTTGGAAACATCAAGAACTTGTCCGACAAAGAACAAAGCACACGCGACAACGCTGATTCCAAGAAAGGCCAGTAGCCGGTATGTATCAACTTTCTTCACACACAAACCTACTCATTCTGTGAATGACTGTCAACTGGACAAATATGTCGCACTCACTTTGAGCCTTGAAAACAATGGATGAATCACTCAAAAGTAAATGTTGCTGCGTGATAGATTTCGGAACCTGGCCCGAATTAGCCATCCGCCTCTCGCGTGAGTTCGGACGGGTACTCTATTTCTCCGCGTGGATTCAGGCATTCCCGAAACGAAACGACTATCAGGTAGGCATTGGTCTCGACGGTGTAGAGCGAATAAGCGATTGGGAATCTCACTTTGACGAGATCGACCTTTTTGTTTTCCCACACCTCTACAACGCGCCGCTGCAAAATCTTCTTCGCTCGATGGGGAAACTCGTCTGGGGCAACGGTGGTGCAGAAGAAGCCGAACTCGACCGCTTCGCATTCAAGAAGTGGATGGAGCAGGTTGGCCTTCCGGTAGTTCCTACCGCGCAAATCATCGGCATGAAAGCTCTGAGAGACCATCTGAAGAAGGTCGAGGACAAGTACATCAAGACCAGCCGCTTTAGAGGCGATCAAGAAACCTGGCATCATGTCGATTATGAAACCTCAGAATCCTTCCTCGACAAAAGAGAGTACTCACTTGGCCCAATCAAAGATCAGGTGGAGTTCTTGGTGGAAGATTCAGTCAAGGGCATTGAGGTAGGTTTTGACGGCTGGACAATCAACGGGCAGTACCCCGAAGTGGCCTCACTGGGTTATGAGATCAAGGATGTCGGATTTGTCGGAGTCATCAAACCCTATTCTGAATTTCCACCTGAGATGACAGCCATCAACGAGAAGATGTCGATGATCTTTCAGACAAATAAGTCTCGCGGATGGTACTCGAATGAAGTGCGAATCACGGAGGATGGAAGATTCTATTTGACTGATCCTACAATTCGATGCTTCAGCTCTGACACGGAGATTCTTACCGAGAATGGATGGAAGTTGTTCCCCAATCTCATTCGCGGCGAGAAAGTAGCAACGCTGAACCCCGAGACCCGCCAGATCGAATATCAATCACCAACGGCATACATCGGCTATCCGTACGCAGGGGAGATGGTCTCGATTAAGTCGGACGGAAGAAGCCTTGACCAGCTCGTTACGCCCAATCACAACGTCTGGTATCTGACGCGCAAAGATACGGGACACGCCGAGCGGCTAACATCCTGCCGCGCCGATCAAATGTCCGGCAAGATGCGAATTCCCCGAACGGGAACATGGGTGGGGGAAGAACAGCCATTCTTCCAGCTTCCCGCGTATTCAAACGAATGGGATTCTGGAATGAATGGAAAAATTCACAAGAGAAAATACTGCCCGCCGATTGACATTGAGATGGACCTTTGGCTCAAGTTCCTTGGGTTCTATTTGTCTGAGGGATCTTGTCATGGTGGCGGATGGTCGGTTCAGGTGACGCAGACGAAGCACCTAGAGGAATTCAGGTTCGTTATCGCACAACTTCCGTTTCCTTGGGGCGAGGACAAGGGCGGGCTTGCGCTACACTCGGTTCAGCTTCATCAATACCTAAGACAGTTCGGGCTTTGCGACAAGAAGTTCGTTCCTGATTTCGTTAAGAGGTTATCGCCACGCCAAATCAACATTTTCCTTGATGCGTACACGATGGGAGATGGCTACGTCAAGGGTGGCATCCAAAGAATAATCTCCACGACATCAAAACGAATGGCTGATGATCTTCAAGAGCTTTTCTTCAAGGTGGGTTCATTGGCGAACATCCGAAGAGACAGAGTAAAAGGAACACCAATGAGTGTTCGAGGTGGAAAAATCTATATCAGAAATCACGATGGCTATGTAGTGAAGGAGCGATCCCGCCGCTCGGTATTCTATCTCGATACCTGCGACAAACGGTATAATTACGTCAAGCGCGTTCCATACGAAGGAATGGTGTTCGATGTGACAGTTCCCAACGGAATCGTCTATGTTCGCCGCAATGGGAAGCCCGGATGGTCCGGCAACTGTCCCTATCCACCCGGCGAAGCTCTGATGGAAGTCTATGAGAACCTCGGGGAAATTCTTTACTACGGCGCGCAAGGCCAAATGGTAGTTCCGCGACCCTTAACCAAATACTTCGCCATTGCGCGCATCGAAGCTCCGACAAGTGAGGATGATTGGAACACTCTCTTCTTCCCGCCCGAACTCCGTCAGTGGATCAAGCTCCACGATCTTACCATCATCAATGGCAGATCCTATACCGTTCCCCACAGAATCGAAGAGTGGACGCGCATAGGAAGTGTGATTGGTTTTGGCGATACGGTCGATGATGCGATTGGAACAGTAAGGGAAAGAGCCGAGCAACTCAAGGGGTTCAAGCTCAGTACCACCGAAGACAAACTTGATGAGGCGAAAGACGCGATTCAGGCAGGAGAGGAAGCAGGAATTGAATTCTAGGAGAATGATATGATTATCAGATTCAAACCTGAACAATGGAACCGATTCAAAGCGCAGATCATGGAACTTGAGAGAATCTGTTTCGGTGGCAAACTGGAAATGAGCGAGGCCGACACAAAGGAATGTATGTGTGCGCCGGGGGCGCTGGTCTATCTGGCAACATTCAACGGCGTTGTGATTGGAAATACCTATGGAAACATTCTCTCGAAGATTGACAAAGCATGGTTTGAGAATCATTGGAACCCGCGCAACTATAAGCACGATGGCCCCAAGACGGTCTATATCACATCAACAGCCGTTCATCCCGACTTCCGCGGTCAGCACATTGCGACGAAGCTAAAAAAGGCAATGATGAAGGATTTGAGACAGAGGGGTTTCCGGTATGTCATTGGTCACGCGCACAAAGGCCCCATGCTCACAATCAACGAGAAACTAGGCGCAAAGGTCATTCAGAAATTCCCGCGCTGGTACGGTTCAAAACAAACGCACTACCTATATGAGATCGAACTTTAAGCAGGATAGAGACTACAACTGTGGCATCTTCGCGAGCATGTATGTGTTGTGGAATTTCTGCGGCATTCGGAAACTCAACCCGCGATTCTTGGAAGAACTCGCATGGACCAAAAAGAGAGATGGTACTAGACACGAAGGAATCTGTGAGATATTCAGGCACTATCAGATTGACACCGAATATGGAACCGGAACAATCGACCTCATTCGCGGCAAGGTTCCAGTGATCGTCAACTTCCAGCTTGACAGAAGCGGGCACTACGGCGTTATCATTGGTTGGAATGGTAGTGAAGTTCACCTATGGGAACCCTGGGGTGCGAAAAGTTATTGGTTGAGAGGGTCGGACTTCGATAAAATTTGGTTCAGCAAAAGGTTCGGTTCGCACTGGTTTTTACATCCATTTAACACGAAGGCGGCTTTGACCTAGAAACTTATGAATCTTAACACGCGGCTACCAGCGGAGGCTTTATGATGTCCAAGAAAGAAAGAGAGATGTTTTTGGATCTTCACGCGAAAGTCACGGAAACACACGAAGGCATACAATTCATCCGTTACGGAATCAAGGTCAATGGACAGGAGGGATTGGAGCCGATTCTGGCAGAAAATCATGCGGTCAACAAAGAACTCAAGTCTGATGTTAAAGACCTCAAAGACCGAACGAACTTCCTTTGGAAGATCACCGCCAAAACTCGCACCAGTTATGAACTCTGGGGTGCAATCCAAAGATGGGCCGAGCAGCACAAGATGTTCGCCTTCATGTTCAAAATACTTCTCAACAAGACAATGGCAAAGGTGCTGCTGATATTTTTGGGGATTATCTGTGTTGCTCTCTTTGGTGATAGCGCGCTCAACCTGCTAAACAGAATTGCTCACTTACTCAAATAGGAGGATAGTCATGCACCCAATTCTCGCTATAAAACATTTCTTTGCCGGACTGTGGAAAGTGATTGTCGCGGTGGTAAGTTTCTTCGCCGCTGCTCTGACAGAAGCAGACGGCAACGGTGGCAAGGCTTCATTTGCCCGACTGATGGGAACCTACGTCACCATCAGGATTGTAGAGTCAGAGATTCGCGGCGGCGCGGTCTCGCCCAATCTTATGACAATCTTCTGGGTGCTGGTAGGTTTTGCAATGGTCTCGAAAGTGCTGGCTCAGATGTCGCCTGCCGTGCTTGATATTGCAAGATCGTTTCTCGTCAAGGCTGGTGTTACGGTGAAATTGCCGGAGACCACGACTACCACTACCACACAGACGGAGACAAAGACATGATCGAGCTTCTCGCTATCCTTCTGTTCGCCATAAGCCCGTTTGTCTGGGCGTGGTTTGAACATTTCATCTTTGACCTGCGGGATCTTCACATCGGCCCGCCGGATGTTCCCATTCCCGAGGTTCAACTTGTCTGGGAGTATCACGGTCCAATGGCCTTCATCGTCTTTACGCTCTCGGCGCTTCTCTCCATAATCTTCACAACTTGGCTCTGCCTGCTCTTGGCTGGCATCTGGCTCTTTGTTGAGGATGTTGCTTACACGGTGATATTCTACCTGTGGAAGCGGAAGAAGGGACTATCGCAAAAGGATGCTTGGGCTGCAGCCGTTGAAGCCGATACGTTCGGCAAATACATCTACTACGCATGGACTGTCGGATTCATCTACACCGTGACGGTGCTGTTTATTCTCTAACAATCTGACAGGGAGATTATGGCGACAAAGCCAATCAGCGAGAATGTAAATTTCCCGAAATGGATGGCAAGGTTCAAAGAAATCAAGCATCTCGGCGGATATGTACAAGCTAGAAAGATGCGGAAGTTATTCGGTGGAAGTCTCAATACATGGAAGACGCGAGTTGGTATGTTGGCAGATTTACTTGACGACCAATCGCGTAAAGAACGGCAACTCACCGAACAGGAAAAAGAGCAATACTTCGTACAGAAAATCCTACTGCGGCCATATCCCTACCGCTTCCCCGGCCACAAGTTTGCAAGGAAGATCGACCTCGCCAAGACCCTGATTATCAGTGATCCACACGCGCCATACGAAAGCAAGAAACTCCAGGCTAAGATCCTTGCCGAAGAACACAATGCCGGACATTTGCACATCAATGGAGATGCGGCAGACTTCTATTCCAAGTCAAGGTTCCCAAAGGCTCAAGGACACATTGACTTCTATGCAGAGATCAGGGGTGTGTTCGACTATCTTGAGTGGTGCGCGATTCATTGGCATCGGGTAACGATCATCCGGGGCAACCACGATGACCGACCAAAGAAAATGCTCATCGACTCACTCAAGTCTGATGAACTCTGGATGGTTGACTACGACCTCTTGAAAAGAATCACCTCCTACCTGCCGAACATCGAGCTGGTAGGGGAGAGGGTCAAGTCTGAGGAAAACGGTGATGTGCCGATAGAATTTGTTTGGCAGTTCGGGGATGTGGTTTTCACTCACATCGAACGCTCACAGGTGCAGGCAAGCGGACTGCTCAAGACGGTTCACGATATGCTCATTGAGTGGTCGGAACATTTCAACCTGCAACCGTTCAAGTTCTTCGTTCAGGGACACAACCATAGGTGTGATACGAACCTTGTCGGGGGAAAGACTGGGTTCCTCTGTCCAATGGCCGCAGATCCAACGGGAATGGGATTGAGGTATATCTATCATCCTTCAATGAGGGGGAAAGCCCCGGTTCTCGGTTACGCGGTTCTTGTCCGTGAGCATGGAAAAACAGTTTTCAACAAATCAAGAATCTATCGCTTGGAGTGAAATGAAAACAGTGTACGTAGCAGGACCGTATAGCAAAGGGGATTGCGCTCGCAATGTCCGCAACGCTATCGACCTTCAAGAGTATCTCTACTGCAAGGGTTTCCATGTGTACAATCCACTGCTGACGCATTTCGTACACATGGTTCATCACCGGCCCTATGCTTTCTGGTTGAAAGAAGATATGTACTGGCTCTCAAAGTGTGATGCTCTAGTGAGGATTCAAGGTGAATCTTCCGGCGCTGACGGAGAAGTACAGGAAGCAATCAAACTGAAAATCCCAGTAGGGGAGTTCCTCGGATTTTCTGCCGCGGGATTAAGTGCGCTGGATAAGTGGCTCGAAACATTGGAGGCTTAAATGGACTGGATAGGAAATGTTTTCATCGTCATTGGACTTTGGTTCATCGGCAACAAGAAAAGGTGGGCGTTCATCTTTTCAGTCATCGGCGAGACCGCTTGGATTATCTACGCGCTGACGATTGGGCTTTACAGTCTCGCGATCATCTGTACGGTGTTCGCTGGCCTTGCCGTGCGTAGCTACTGGAAGTGGGGCAAAGAGCAAACCCCTGCCGAGCGCGCCGCATGGACAATGAAACTCAAAGATGTTGGCAACGTGAAGGAGGTAAAGTGAAATCCAATTCCAACAAGTTCCTGACCATCGCCGCAGGAGTAATCCTCACCGACGATCTGGATGATTTTGCAGTGAGTCTCGATCCACACTTTGAACTCTTTGGCGTTCATGCGATAATCACTTCCGCTGTTCGCACCGAAGCCTCTCAAATGGAGTTGATTCGTAAGAAAGCCATCGAGTGCAATCTCACCTTCGCATGGCCGGTTGAAACAATGAACATGGAAGAGCTTGTCGAGTGGGGTGATAAGACCGTTCCCTTCTGGCAAGTCGTCTGGTCGCAACTTCTTTCCATCGGTCAAATGATAAATCCCCCAATCCCCGCCAAAGCAGAATTTGAATACATCCATGCAGACGGAAGACACATTCCACCAGGGCATGAGGTAGGCATCAGTGAGCATCAGGAGAAGAAAGCCATTGACATCGCCCGCAATGAACTCCACCTGATTGAGAAATGTCTGGATCACGCGAAGCTCTCAGGTGTGAATCTCAAATATCTCATTGAGCCAAAGAACGGCTGTGTACACACGGTGAAGGTATGAAAGCCCTCGACATCTTGAAGAAGGTTCTCGAGTACTCCAAGTTCATCATCGCCATCTGTGTTGGCCTAGCCATCTACCATTTCTTCCTTCCGTCAAAGACCGTGTACGTTCAAAAGCCTGTGCCCGTCTACGACTCAGCGCGTGTAGCTGAAGCAAGCCAGAGGTATCAAAAGCTCATGGCCGATACAGTAGCAACTTTGTGGGAGAAGATTCTGGGGCTGAAACAGCGCACCGCGCCAACAGGTTACTACGGAAAGCTAGATCCCCTGCCAATTAGCCTCGGTGTACCAATCAAGTACGGCCATGACAGTCTGATAACCTACACGCCTCTAGCCTTCGACGTACCGATTGCAATGGAGGCAACGAGAGATCAAGTGAGCATTACGACTGAAAACCCCGCCAATGCCGCAAGGGGAGAGCCTGCGGTCAAACTGTACCAATGGCCCAGAGTGACAAGAGATTTCTTCTTTGCGATTGCCCCGACAAGTGACTATGCAAGTCTAAATGGAATCAATCTAGTCTTCAAGAAGCGCGCCTTTGAATTTGATGGCTTCGGAATCATCCTCGGGGCTGGCTATCCAAGAGAGTATTACGCCGGAGTAGATGCGAGGTTCATCTTCTGGGAGCAGCTCGAACTCACACCGCGGCTATTGAGCACTCAAGCCAACATCGAGGCAAGGTGGAAGTTCTAGGTAAAATAAGAAATTCCATATTTTAGGTTAGGCTGATTGTCTAAACCTCAGGATGGGAGTTGACAACTTCCCAACTCGGCACGGCTTTTGTAGTCGTAAACAAGTTGTAAACCGTGGCACAGTTCTTTCCGCACAGAATTTTGTAAAATGAGGTATTGACTTTCGACCCTCGCGGTTGTATCATTACACCGTCATCTCGCAGCAATGACTCACAGTAGTCGGAGCTAAGAAACCGTGACCACAGCGCTCACCAAGAACTCTCTCATCGTTCAAGATCGTGGCTGCATCCGTCAGTACCACTTCCGCGCGTGTCTGTGTGTGTTCACATTAGCCTTCCGTGATTATCAAAACACTTGGAAGGTCATGCTGGCAAAAGTAGGGAGCAACTAACGTGCTCTGTGTTCAACTAACCAACGCGAGATTAAGCAAGGCAAAGGCGCTGTCTTTTGCCAGAGCATTTTCGCGTCACATCACTTGCTACCTGCATCGCACTCCCTGGTCAAAGGACAAGAACAAACTCTATTCAGTTGTACGTCCCTATGAAGAAGCACCAGTATCTAAGACTGACAAAGTGAAGAAGATCCCAGATCAGAAGTTAGAGAAGGTGACAATCACGAAGTAACCCGTGGATGGCTCCCTGTTCGTCCCTTCCAGGACGGCGGGGAGTCTGAAGCGGTTTTCAAAACATCCTGGAAGGATAAACCAAATGGAAAACTCACTCTTCGTAATCGTTCCCGATCAGAGAAGGGTTCTTGCAGAACGGAAAGACTTAGGCCAGATCGAGTCGTTCCTGCGCGAACACGCGTACAAGTCAGATGCTCAAGAAGCCTGCGAATCTCTGGGCGCGGTGATTGCGATTGATTTCACCCTTGCCGCGGAAATGGAACACCGCGCGTATGTCAAGGGCTACCAGCGCGCCATCACCGACCTTCGCAACCCCAAGAACGCACACATGAAGATTCATCGCTTCGCAACCGTGGAGGCCAATCATGGCTAACATGAGCCTGCCCGGAATCAATCCGCCAAAGTCTACACACGAAGGCGCGCTCTTTGAGCCGACCCTTCACCGATCCTGCGATCATTCAAACGATCATCAGCTGACGCATCAAGACAATTTCGTCACCTGTTACTTTTGCGGACGCGAATATATCTGGACATACGAACCCTGCCGATGTCCAGATTGCAAACGCCATCAACCCGATATTTTCTAATCAATCCCTGGAAGGAGCACTACAATGCCCAACAAACCGCAAATGGAGTTTCCGTCAAACGTGCCGCAGACCGTTGAACTGGTCAAGATGTTCAAGCACGGTCAGAACGATCACGGCGAGTACTACGCGTGGGAATTCAAGCACGAAGGAGTAAGCAAAGTCTTTTTCGCCAAAGAAGCCCTTCAGAAGAAATTGGTAGAGTTCAAGGCGGGTCAAACCGTTGTCGTCAATTACCAAGAGAAAAAGGGAGAGAAGGGAACATTCCATGTGTGGGATGTGAAGGAAGCACTCTTTGATGAAAAGGGCAAAGCCCCGAAACAGACTCCGCCTGACATCACCAAGAGCGAACCGGCGTACAAGACCTACCGCGAGAATCGCGTCCGCCTGATGAAAGAGAATCTTCAGGATGCGGCGACAATCGCGCAAGGCTTTAACGAATGGCTCGGCAAACAAGGCAACGGCGAGTGGACCCGCCTGATGCTCGATCATTCGGATGTTCGCGCAATCGCGGTGAGCTTTGGAATCAGCTACGAAAGGAAAACCGCCTGATGGAAACCACCGAACTGAGCATCTACCAAAAGGGCGAGATCACCCTGGCTGAGATTCAAGAGAAAGCCAAAACCCTTCAGATCACCGATGAATCTCTCGGCTACTGGGCGGAGTCAATGGCTATTGCAAGGAAACTCGCAACCAGCCTCGATGCCGAGAGAAAACGCGAGAAAGAAGAACCCTTGCTCAAATGTCAGGAGATCGACGCTCGATACGGCGCGCTTATCAAGCCCTGTCAGGAACTCGGCGTGAAGATCGAAAACACCATTGCAGCCTTCAACCGGGCGAAGAAGGAAGAAGCCGAACGCAAGCAACGCGAGTACGAGCGTCAAGTCAGAGAAGCAGAAGAAGCCCGACTCGCAGAAGAACGCCGGAAGAAAGAAGAATACGAGCGAGAACTTGCCGAAGCCAAGAAGAAGCAAGAGGAACAAGCGAAGGAAGCGGAGAAGAAGGGCGTTGAACCCTTCCCTCCGGCAGAGATTCCGAAGCCACCCGAACCAGTGGTCCCGGTCTACGTCGCCCCGCCTCCGCCGATTGAGCCTCCAAAAGCAAAAATCGCAACCACACTCGGTAGTGTGAAGATCAAAGAGCGATGGACGTATGAAGTGGTGGACTTCAACCTCGTTCCGCGGGAGTTCATGATGGTCGATCAAAGGGGCGTAATTGGTGCGATCAACGCCAAGATCGGATTTGTCCGAACCATCCCCGGACTCAGAATCTTTCCAGAGGAATAACCATGCCAAAGTATTGCTTCCTCGACAGTGAGACCGGCGGAACCGACCCCAAGCGCCACGCACTCCTTCAGGTGGCGGGAATCATCGTCACCAACGATCAAGAAGTAGCCTCATTCAACTTCCACATTCAACCCTTCCCAACGGATGTGGTAGAAGATTCCGCTCTGGCAATCAACGGTATCAAGCGGGAAGAACTCTCAGGCTACGAAGATCCCAAGAAGGTACACGATATGCTTGTAGGGGCGTTGGGGATTCATGTGGACAAGTTCGACAAGCATGACAAGTACGTTTTCACTGGTTACAAAGCTCAGTTCGACTACGACTTCCTCAGAGCATTTTTTGAGAAGTGCGGAGATCAGTACTTCGGCTCGTTTTTCTGGAACCCCGCGCTGGACATAATGACACTGGCATATTCAAAGCTACTTTCCCGGCGACCGATGATGCCAAACTTCAAACTGGGAACGGTAGCAGCAGAATTTAGCCTGAAGCCCGAAGGAACGCTGCATGATGCCCTGGCAGACATTCGCCTGACAAAACAACTATTCGACAAACTGAAATGACCCCCTCAACAACGTCCGCGCTTTCAGAGAACTCTTTGGTGGGAATCGGGACCCTGGAGGCGCGGGCGAAGGAGAAAAAGAAACAGTACCTGACCGAGCAAAAGGTCTACCAGCAATCACTCATCACGTTTGAGAACTTGCGCGAAGAACTGGAAGAGACCGAACGAGCTATCGGAGATTTTGATGACGGCACATGCCCCGTCTGCCACAATCAGCCAGCAAAGACATTCGCTGACCTCAAGGCCAAGCGCACCGAACTGGAAACTAAACTTGCAAAAGCCAACGAAGAAAAGGAAGAGAAGAACGTGCTTCTCTATGACATTAGCCTTGAAGTGAATAACCTCGAAACCGAGATCCATCAGGAACTTCTTAGACAGAGAGGGAAGCTATGATCGACCGTACCATGCTCTACTGTTTCGGAAGCCTGATGATTCTCTTTGTTGGCGGTGGTTATGCAGGGTGGTATCTGGCCGGTGACGATTGGACGCTTCGGGGTATGTTCACATTCGCCGGAGCATTCATAGGAAGTGCATTGTGGTTTATAGGAATGTTCGCATGGATGAAATGGAAAACGTACAAAGGAACAAATTAAACTAGGAGGAAAAATGAAACGCACATCGCTTTACGGAATTCTTATCGCACTTGTGGCAGTCCTATTTATGATTGGCCTGACCGCGCTGGTCCAGGGAGATTCCCCTGGAGCTTCAAAGGCATCTGTGTTTCGACAGAAAGCCAATAGGATAGTTCAACTCAGAGCGCACAATACACCAGTTTCAAAGGATGATTACCTATTGATGGGGTGTGACAATTCTTGCGCGCGCCGCAATCACCCACAGGTTCCAGAAGACGAACTAAGAGAGTTTATTTGGATGGCCGGAGGTGAAGATTTGAGCGAGCGAGAGGCGGGATATAATGCCGAGGCCACTCAGGATGCTAAAACCGGAAAATGGCACATTGATAGATTTTTGAACGACTGTACGAAATCCAAATATCAGGCATCTCCAGAGGAAGTCGCATGGCATTATTTGCGCGTGGTGGAACTCCGCGCAAAGGGAATACCGAGAGATGAACGTATCGCTACAATGACGGCAGAAGCAAAGGGTAAGCCGTGGTTAAAGCTCAAATGAGTATTGAACCTTAACCCGCTTGTTCTTTTGTCATTTGGTGTAAGGTCTGACTCGCAGCAACTACATAAGCCATTGTAGTATCGGCGGCGGGTTGGGGTTCTTAAAAGGAAAGAAGGATGGATCATTACGAATACACTAACGCAGACCGGGAAGCGCTCAAGCGCCAATACCGGAAAAAGTGGGCTGACGAAGAATGGGAACTTCAGCGACAACTTTGGGAAAAACGGGAAAGGGAAAGAAGGATGAAACTCTACATCTACGATGGGCCTGATGGAATCTTTTGGTCCAAGTATCCACCGAGCGCTCAAAGTCCACTTGTTCTCGGCACAATCGAAGTCCAAGAGCCGGGGGAACGATTGCAAATCTTCGATGAACTCTGCCTGAAGTCGGAACTTAAACAGGTAGATGACCTTTTGGCCCGACTGGAAATTGAACGATTCGGTTCGACATTTCGGACAAACAGACGAATCGAGCGCATTCTAGGATTGACGAGCGCCCCCAAGAAAACCGTGGTGAAGGAAATACCACTGCAACTCGTTCCACCAACACCGCGCACTCTGGATTCTGATGGCAATGTTCGTCATTCAATCGCGGTTGGTCTTCCTCCCAAGGCGTTCAACATAAAACTGATCTACGAGGATGAACAGTGAAGTTCTCCAAGCGCGACTACATCTTTCTTGCCGTGATAGCAGCCGCAGTTCTGAGCGCGTACAGCCTGCGGTGGCTCTGTGACGATGTTTTCATAACCCTCCGCTACTCTCAGAACTGGTTAGCCGGAAACGGGATTGTCTACAACATCGGAGAACGGGTCGAAGGTTACACCCATCCATTATGGCTAGGGCTCATCACTCTAGGATCTTGGTTAGGTGGAAAGCCTGAGACCCTTGTTCTCTACATGGGACTTGCCTCGCTTGGTGCTGTGCTGTGGTTCTCCGGCAAGCTGAATATCTTTGCGGCCATACTGCTTGCGATAAATTACGATTTCAGAGTTTGGGCGACGGGTGGCCTGGAGACCATGTTTTTCTCCATGCTGCTCGTCGTCGGGGTTTGGTCTCTCTGGCGTGAGAAGTTTCTCTTGGCGGGAATCGCCATGAGTCTTGCGGTATTGACCAGACCAGATGGGATTATCTTCGCTGCCGTAGGGCTCGCATACATTTTCTACAATGACCGCTTTGAATTGTGGCACTACCTACCTCCATTCATGCTTGTGGTGATTCATCTTCTCTGGCGGTATTCCTACTACGGCGATCTACTTCCCATGAGCTACTACGCCAAATCAGGTGGGGGCGTGTACTTCTCACAGGGTTTTGAATATCTGTGGACATGGTTTGGGACCTACCCGTTGAGCCTGATATTCCTGCTGGCACTTCCACTCTTGCGGCGGAATAAGTTTCTCTCATTCCTGTTCGCCTCCATCACGTTCTACCTGATACTCTTTGTCGCGCGTGTTGGAGGGGATTTCATGTTTGCCCGGTTTGTCATTCCGGTGCTTCCGATGATGTATCTGTGCGGAGCACTCTCAATCCAAGCCCTCTGGCCTAACTCCAAGACCTCGATACTCATAGTTCTCTGTGTTCTTTCGATCCGTGAGTCTTCCGTCAGGGATGAAATTCTCACGGCCAAACGTGATGGATGGGTAGTAGAAGGAAGGATCATGGACGAGCATTACTTCTGGGTATCTAGTGACAAGCTGGAATCCAGCCGAAGCCTCGGCCTGATAGTGAAGGATTATTTTGAAGGTGAAAAGGTAAGGGTTCTGCTTCGCGGTGGTCAAGATGCTTTTGGTTATTACGCCCAGTTCGACTACTGCATGGAAGCTGCGGGATTGACAGATGCTCACATTGCAAAATCAGAACTGAGCCAGCGCGGTCAACCCGGACACGAACACGCAGCAACCTTAGACTACATCAAGGAAAAAGGAATTCACTTCGTATTCTTTCGCCGTGCCTATGACAGGGCCAACGCACAGATATTTTTGAACTTCGGCTCTGGTTACGGTCATGGAGAGATCATCACGCGAGATGATTCGATGCTTGCGCGGCTCACAAGGAAATGGGGCAACGCCGTACTGATAGGAGAGAAGGAGTGATGGTAAACGAGGTAAAAAGTCATTCAGGATCGCCTACAAGCGCGCAAAGAGACCTCTTGATACCTGAGTATAGGCGCAGGCTTCGCCTCGTGCTACGACGATATAAACGCGGAAAGTCACTTCGCTCACTATCGAAGGCTTTGGGGCTTTCTCATCCGACGGTGCGGACAATACTAGAGCATCCGAACACTTCCGTATCACTGAAGACCATGATGAAAGTTTTGAGAGCAACAAGCAAGCGCAGGATTCACCTAACCCTGAGTCTGATCGGTCATGTAACAAAAGCCCGGTGTCCGTTCTAATGAAGGTCGCAATCATACTTAATCAGGTCTTCCCCTACCGCAGTCCGGTGTTCGATCTACTGGGGTCTCACTATACGGTGATTTACAGTTGCCAGAAGGAGGGGAATAGGGGTTGGGAATCTCCCGAACTGAAGCACGACTACATTTTCCTCAAACCCCGGATGATTCCCTATGGAGTAGAGGGATTCGCTCATGTCAATTTCGACATATTCAAAGCCTTGAGAGAAGTAGATCCCGACGTAATCATTCTCTACGGCTTTGGCCCGACACAGCAACTAGCCTACCTTTGGGCGCGGCTTCACCGTAGAAAGATCGTCACATGGTTCGATGGATGGTCACACACAGAGCGAAACAGAAGTAACCGGCAGCTTTGGATTCAGAGAATGTTCGTACGGCATTCTGAGGCGTGTATTGCGAGTAGCCAGAAGGGAAGTCGTTACTTCTATTCACTCGGAGCATCAAAAGTATTTGTTGCACCAATGGCAGTTGACAATTCCAGATTCGCACCGGCAAAGAATAAACGTCCCTTCGATCTTCTCTTCGTCGGCCAGTTGATAGAACGCAAGGGGGTGCTCTTTCTTCCTGAGTTGATGAAAGAACTCCACGACAAGAAGCTAATGATTGTCGGTGACGGACCCCTGAAGGAAGAATTGCTCAAAAGGCTAATGAACATCCACGCAGACTTTCATCATGTGAGGTTCGTTCCCTGGGAAGAAATCCATTGGTATTATCAAAGGTCAAAGATACTTCTCTTTCCAACGCTGGATGATTCATGGGGGCTGGTTTGCAATGAAGCACTTGCCGCTGGATGTCCGGTCATAACCACAGACAAAGCCGGATGTGCGGGAGAGCTGGTTCGTCACGCGGTTAATGGCGCGATTCCAGTAAGCATGGAACCCGTGTGGTTGTGGGCGCGACCAATAGATGAACTCTGCAAACCCAAGTACCGGCGCGCCGCAATCGAATCAGTCAAAGGCTACACCCTCCAAGCTCAAGCCCAAGCGATAAGAGATGCAGTGGCTTGCGCGGCAAAAGAAATTCTGTACAGAGAAACGAGAGATGTCTATGAAGAAAACTAGTCGCGCAATCATTCTAACGCTCGCTTTCTTTGCCCTCCACGTTCTTGTCCGCATGATGGGAGATAAGTGGAATCCAACCGATGCCTTCATCTTCGGCTACACATGGGGTGGATGGGAATTTGAACTCTGGAAATTGGCCGGAACCCTGACGACGGTTATTGTGTGCGTTGCGCTGGCTCTCGGCTTTGGATGGAATCTGGATGCGCTGCTCAAGAAATCGAAGATGAGTCAGAATTGAAACTATCGAAGGTCATAGGGTTGGTTCAGGAATCTCCGGCACTATTTCTCTTTGCACTAGCCTGCATCTGGGTTGTGTTTATCGAACTGTTCAGAAAGGGATTTCCGATGGATTACACATTCAAGGTCGAAATCATTCGTGAGGGAGAGGATAGCGAAACGATCCATCGGGCCGTTTCTGCAACCAGCTTCGATGAAGCACTCAAGAAATTGCGTAATGAAATCAGGAAGCGCCGCCCCTTGGATAAGTACTACCCCCTGGTGAGAGTTCTCTGGTTTGAAATTAACAAAGTCATTTGAGGCGGAATTGAACAAAGAACTCACATACGACAGACTGTTTGAAGTGATGAAGGCTCGCTCAAGCGACTACGACACAGAGCGTCGAGCCTATTGGCTTGTTGACCGTTTCTTGTATGGTAAGCTCTATGACAAGAAGGTGCTGGATGTCGGAGCCGGATGTGGCTATGCGACTCGGAAGTTAATAAACGACTTGGGGGATGTTACTGCGCTAGATATAAGCCCGAAGATGGTCGAACACCTTTCGCACTTTTGTTATGCTCAACAAGCAAACATCTTTGACGTGTGCGGGTATTTCGGAGCCAGTGCGTTTGATATTGTCCATTCATCCGAGTGCATCGAGCACACCCCGAATCCCCCGGCTGCAATCCGTCAGATGTGTTGGGTGTTAAAACCCGGAGGCTATCTTGCACTCAGCACACCGAACCTTTTGTGGTGGCCGATTGTAAAACTGGCGAGCATCTTGAAACTCCGACCCTTTGACGGCTATGAGAACTTCAGCACGTTCGCCGGTCTCAGAAAAACTCTTGAAGATGCAGGAATGGAAGTCATAGAAGCGCGGGGTTTGCATCTGTTCCCATTTCAGATCCCGCTACACGACCTGTCAGGTTGGTGCGATATTCACCTGCAATGCCTGAAGCACTTGATGATAAACATACTCATCCTCGCGAGGAAGAAATGAAAACCGGAAACATCTGGAAAGATCGAGGTAACTACAAGATTTATTTCGACCGATGGAGAAACTACCTGGGAAGCGCCCAGTTCCTCTTGATCCTCATAATGTTCATCATTCAAACCAAGATGAGTCTATGGTGGATCGTTGGTGGATTTCTTCTGTCAGTAGTCTGGATGTGGGTTGACGTTCGCTACATCCTTTCGGCTGAGTACGAATCTCAACAGCGCAAGAACTGGGAACTCACATCGAGGATGAAGAAGATCGACCACATAGAAACGATGTTGGAGAAACTAACAGGAGAAAAGAATGCAGGGTGAAGGAATGAGATGTAGCGTTGATGGTTGTGATGTAGCCTACCACTCTCGCGGTCTATGCCATAATCACTACCGAATGTTTTTGAAATATGGCAGGTATTTCATTAGACACGCGGTGCGCGGCCCCAACCACGGACTTTCCCGGACTCCTGAGTACGTAAGCTGGACATGCATGAAGGGCCGATGCTATAATCGCGCCATAAAGAGCTTCAAGCATTACGGCGGTCGGGGGATAAAAGTTTGTGATCGGTGGCTGCAATCCTTCGAGAACTTTCTCGCAGACATGGGTGAGCGCCCTTCACTGAGGCACACGATTGAGCGGATAAACAATGACGGAAACTACGAGCCGAATAACTGCAAGTGGATAATAGCGGAGCATCAGGCATTGAACAGGCGAAGCACAAAGATAACCCGAAGTCAGATAGCGGACGTTGTTGACCTTATTCGATCAAAGGACTATACGCACCTAGAGATAGCGAAAATCTACGGCGTATCGGAAAGCAATATTGCCTATTACCACAAGAAATATGCGAAGGGAGCAGCGGAATGAGCCGGTACTACAGAGGTCTATTCTTCAAGAGGGGATATAGTGTGCGAATCTCGCTTTTGTTCGAGTGCTCGCTCCAACCTTTGTGTTCCTACTGTTGTTTGACGGTTCCGACGGGTCAACGGGCGAAATCTCGACGCGCAACACTTGAGGAATGGAAAACCTTCATCGAGAACTTCCCCCTCAAGATCAAAGAACTCCATCTCTGCGGTGGGGAACCTTCTTTGCTATCGTGGATGCCACGACTCGCCAACTGGCTTCTCGACAAAGGGCATCACGTAACGATCTACACCAATCTTCACAATGTAGAAACGCTTTGCCGAATCCGTCCGTCGAAAAGGTTGATGATTATTTCCACCTATCATCATCAGGATGATGCCCTCAAGTACACGCGTTCCTACGAGCGATTGACTGCGGCGGGTTACGAGGTAAGGGTGGGGGAAATGAACGACGGTTCTCCGGGCTGGAAGAAGGTCATGCCCTATTCCAAACTCAAGACGCTCTATCCCGATCAAAAATCTCTCCACGACATTTCCGACAGGGAGCGACAACTCATCGTTGCGCCCGATCTGACGATCTACTCGGGTTGCTGGGAGCAATACATGGACAAGGGGAGGCCACAATGACCCGCTTCCTCGGTATTGAACTGTACGAGAAAACCAAGTTGCTCAAGCGCGGGGAATCTGTGGTCCTGATGATAACCTTCGATTGCAACCTGGACTGTTCTTTCTGTCTGATTCACCTTCCCGGCGGCAAGAGGGCATACATGGAAAGTGAAGGAATCGGCTATTGGAAACACGCCGTGGAACTGCTTCCGGTCAAGGTCAGGGAGTTCTACATATCAGGCGGAGAATTGACCCTGCCGCAATTTTCTTGGCTGCCAGAATTTCTCACATGGCTCTTAGATAAAGGCTATCACGTTACACTCACAACCAATCTCTATGACATCGCGCCGATACTGAAGATTCCGAAAAGGCACAACTTCCAGATCAGTTCGACCTTCCACCCCGAGGCTGACCTGTGGGATTTTGATAACAAGTTTTGGAAGCTGAGAAACGCTGGCTACCGGATTGAGGCAAAGGAACTCGGCAAGAAGAAACTCCTGACCTATTCAACCCTGGAGCCGATCAGAAGTAAGGAGATGCTCTACTTTGACAAACGGATGCTTCACCTATGCAGTAAAAACAGAATCTACATCGGGGAATACGAGATGTCGATTGCATGTACACCGAAGGAGGCCAAATGAGCTTCTTCGCCCGGTTCAAAATACTTCGTCTCTTGAAAAGATTCATCTGGGTGCATCTGAACATCTGGGCCTACCCCGATACGATCGTACGAGATGCGATCCTAAAGCATGTCAAGCCCGGAACTCGGTGTATTGATGTGGGTGCTCACAGGGGGAGAATGACAGACCTGATGCTCAAATGCTGTGGCACTTCGGGAATGGTCAACGCCTTTGAACCCCTGCCGGATTTTTGCCATGCCCTAGAGGACAAATACCGTCGGACGAGGAATGTGTTTGTGTTTAACACCGCGCTTGGTGATATACCACCTAGAAGGATGCCCTCAGTAGCTTGTTTTGCTCGAACCGAAGATCCGCTGATGTCATCATTTCATCCCGACTCGAAGTGCAAGGTTATCGAGTTCCTCACGGTCTCTGTCCGATCTCTCGACTCATACCATTTTGAAGGAATCGGCTTTATCAAGATCGACGTAGAAGGATGGGAACCGGAAGTCCTGAAGGGTGCGGAAGAGACCATCAACAAGTATCACCCCGTGATAATCGCGGAATGTTTGCCCGGTTCAAAGAATGCAAGTCCGATGATAGAGTTTTTTGAATCACACGGATATGGAACAATCCACTATCCATACGAAATCCTTGCGGTGAAGATATGATGCTGAGAGAGCGTATCCACGACAGGCTTCTTCACTCGTACAGCAATCTCGTCATGCCAAGCGGCCAGCCGGGGGGAAGGGTTCTGATTCCCTGCAATGTGGGCTACGGAGACTTGGTATTTCTGCTTCCGGTCCTGCGGGCATTAGATGGTAAAGACACCACGCTGGTTCTTGATGATACCGACAAAGCAGACTTCTTGCGGCAGGTGGGAATCCAGAACGCATGGATATTCCCCTGGGAGCGGCTTCATGCCACAGAGTATGATACCATCATCTGCACCCATGCCCAACAGTGGACTCCGATCATCTACCAGGTGATCGACAAAAGGATTCCATGCCGGATCGGGCATATCTGGAGGGAAAAGTACTCATGGGCTTGGACTCACAAGGTTCCGTTCGTGGACGGTTGGCATGAGAGAACCAATAACGCATCGCTCTTGGAACCATTTAAGTTGAAACCGATACACAGGAAGATCGAGATAGAACCCGAGCGAGGATTCGACGTTCTCATTGCCCCAAACACAACGAGTCCCGAGAAGGATTGGGATGGTTACGATGAACTTGCAAGGAAAATATTTGCGACACCGAACACATTCTCGTTCACAACGATATACGAGAAACTTCCGATGAATAAGCTCTTACGGGCCATCGCCGGTGCTCGCCTTATCATTGGCAACGACTCAGGGCTCCCCAAGATTGCCGATGCAATGGGAATACCTGCGATACAGATATTCAAAGCATGTGGCTGGCAACCATCGCGTTCAGGGCTCTCTCATGGAATTGACCTTGTAGAACCAACGGTAGATGAAGTTTTCACTCGCGCACAAATAATCTTACAGGAGAAACAATGACCAAACAACTCTCTCTCATCACCGAGGACAAGTTAGATCCTCAGATAGCCAAAGACGCTGATCGTTACGTCGAGGCCGTCAAAGAGGTTAAGGACGCAACCGAGCGCAGGAAGAAGTTCGCGGGCCTGATTGTCCGCGCCCTGAAGAAGCTCGGCAAGTCAAAGGTTCGTCATGGCGACATCATCATCGAGGTCGCATCGAAGGAAGCCATTGACACCATCAAGATCAAGAAGGCAAAGGCCGCGCCCGTGAAGAAGGTTCAGCCAATCAAAGCGCCGGAAAAGAAATGAGTGTTGACCGTACTCCATCCGACAAGTTTGAGCGCTCCGAGACTCAGGCGCGCAATACTGCCAGAGGCCAATTAGAGATCATCCTTGCCAATCCGAAAGCACTTTTGTCTCTCAGGGGAGGGACAAAGAAGTTATCGGACGCAAGAGACCTTGACAAGCGAATGAAATCCGGCGAGCCGTTCAGTCCGGGGCAGTACTCGTACGTGGATGGTTTGTACGAAGCAACGATGAAAGGTCTCGGGCTTCCATCGGTAGATAATCACCGGGACAGACGATCAACACTGAGGCATCCCGTATGACCTCTTCCACCAGATACATTCTTGCATGGTTGGGGATGTGTATTTGTTTTCTGGCAATCTGTCAACTCTTAGTACCGTTGGTTATGAATTAAGGAGGATGAAATGGAAGCAATGAAACGCGCAGAAGAATTCGTTAAAAAATACCCCGAACTGTTCACTCGGCACGTACCCCGAGAACTCATAACCACTCGGCTTGCGATCCTGATTTTGGAAGCAGAGCGCGATGAAGTCAAGGCCGGAAGAAAAATGATTCAGGGGGTGAAAGTATGACCTTCCGCGAGAGAATAGACTCATTTCCCGAACCACATAGGTCTCAGATGCTTGCTAACGCGAGCGAGGAAGTTCTGAAGTCTGAGGACAACAAACACACTGATGCGGGAATAGTTGCATCTGCTTTCAAGTGGGATGATTCACCGGAGATGTATGATTACTGGAGATCATTCTACCGAGAGCTTGACAAGAAGGAGAAGCCGCTATGAACCGGCGAGGATTCTTTGGAGGACTGGCAGCATTACCGCTCGCGCTGAAAAATCAAGCCACAGAGGACAAAACTATAACAGTCGAGCCGATTGAAGGTCACGAAATCTACGCAGGCGATATGCTGATGGTAACACAAACAGATGATCGGAAACTGAGAGCTTTCCCTGTGTTCTCTGCCGCAAAGGAAAAACCATGAGTGCCACAGAGATTGACGCGCGGCTCCGACCCCTATTCGATGAGATTCAAAAAGCCCGTACATGGGGAGTTACACACGATCAGCTCGCAGATACCTTCGAGCGCGCCATAGGACGGACTGACTTCGAGAGATTCCTTGAGACGCGGAAGAACGCCAAACTTCAACCGGGCAACCTGAGAGAAAAGCGCAAGCACTATTCGCCATCCTACAAACAGAAACTCTATGACCATCAAGGCGGTGCGTGTCCCTGGTGTCCCGAACCCTTATTCATTCCAGCCAAGAGAAACGAGGTCGATCACATTAACGTGAACCTTCCGCCGGAAGAATATGAGACAAGGAAGAATCATTGTTTGGCTCACCCGAAATGCAATCGGTCAAAGAACGCAACGTCATTGGCCGATCTGTCTAAGCGAACCGGGATCACGATGGTAGAAATTCTCTCGAAGGGATTAGAAGCATGAAGCGAATAAGCACGAAGAGCGCGTCGGGGCCAGCCGTGTCAAAGTGTCAATGTCCAAAAGAAGAAATGAAGTTTTGGACTTTTCGCAAGTCTGACGGCAAACCGATCTATCTTTGCAACAAGCACAATACATCGCGCGTACTGGATATTCCAATCACTGAGGTCAAGCGTGACTAAGACCAGCAGAATGTTCCTTACCATTGCGATCATCTTAGCCATTGCAGAGACTTTAAGGCGCGTAAAGAGAGCATTTGGGCCAAGAGAGGACGATCAATGGTGGATATGAGCACATACTTAAACTCTGACCCGCGCCAGCTCAACATTTTCCATTTGGCCACCGAAACACGCGATGAGTCCTACCATGCAATGATAAAGGATCTCACCAACCGACAAAAGTCAGTTTATGACATTCTTTGTAGGGGGGATAGGTGCAATGAAGAGATTGCGGCAGCCCTAGGCTGGCCAATCAATAGGGTAACTGGAAGGGTGTATGAACTCAGAGGATTATCGAAGTCGCACCCGATGGACCCTCCGAGAGTATTTTCAGCCGGAAAAGAGATTAGACCCGGTACAAACAGGCGCGTAGAAGTCTGGACTGTTAAGAAACCATAAGGAGTTCACCCCATGATCCAAGTACTTACCGGCGATGCCTTGGAAGTGAAAGGACAAGGGAAATGAAAACTTCAATCGAATGGACTGATGCAACGTGGAATCCAGTCACAGGATGCACGAAGGTCTCTCCCGGATGTAAGAATTGCTATGCGGAAGCGATTGCGCTTCGCCTGTGGGGTCGTCGGAAGTTCACCGACGTTCGACTTGAATCTGCGCGCCTCAAATATCCGCTTCATTGGCGCAAACCGCGAATGGTTTTCGTGAACTCAATGAGTGACCTATTCCACCCAGACGTTCCATTCGATTTTGTGGACGCGGTTTTCGAGACGATCTGCACCGCCAAGCATCACACCTATCAAATTCTCACCAAGCGGGGCGCGCGCATGAGAGAATACTTTGACCTGATGAACAAGAACGCCTTCATCCCGGAAAATGTTTTGATTGGTGTTTCGTGCGAGAACCGCGAAATGGCGACCTTACGAATACCACAACTTCAAGACATTGATCTTGCGCGGCGATTCATCAGCTTCGAGCCGCTCCTTGAGGACGCGGGCGAACTTGACCTCACGGGAATCGAATGGGTAATCATTGGAGGCGAATCTGGCCCGAACGCGAGACCCTTCAATATCGAATGGGCGCGCAACATTATCCGGCAATGCAAGGCCGCGAAAATCCCGGTATTTATGAAACAGGTGGGATCGAATCCAGATGTTTACGACATAACGACGACGCGGCAAGGTGATACTGTTCGCATCAGAGAAAAGCGCGCGCGCTTGAAATCTCGCAAGGGTTCCGACCCATCTGAATGGCCAAAAGATTTGAGAGTGCGCGAATATCCTTCCCTTGCCTCAATCAATCCTCTTTTTTCAAAGGACCCATAACCAAATGACACAGAGAGAGCACCCCTCACTATTGGAGGCACAATGAGCGAACAAACCTTACTTGAAAAAGCGAAATCATTCAAGCCGCCAGTTAATTCTCACGAAAAATTCAGCGACGAATACGTTGAGTTGGCTGTGGCTTTTTTGAATGGCGAAGTAAGTAACTCTCAAGTGAAGCGTGCCATCGACAAGGAGAGGGCGGGGTCAAGTTATATTTACAGAATCGGAATCGCTATTCGCACCGCTATTGCCGACGGTAGGCTCGAACCGATAACATTCAAACGGGAGGCCAAATGAGCGACCCTGAAATTCTCACCGAGGAAAAGCTGGACGAAATCTTAGCCGATCATCCACACCCCGAATCAGTAGCGCGAGACTATGTAGTCCACGAACTGATATTCAACATTCGGGAGGCGAGGAAAGAATTAGCGAAGGTAAGGGAAGAACACGCTGTTGTCATTCAGAATATCAACGACAACTGGCAAGGGCTTTACAATGCGAGAATTGAACAGGCAAACGCCCAACTCTCTCAGGCAAAGGCAGAGGTGGAGAGACTTCAATCAATTACCCTTCACGATACAGGTCGTGTAGTAGATGCAGAAGCGAAGGTTGTTGCGCTTGAGGTCGATGTTGCCACCCTTCGCCGTGACTTGTCAGAGGCGTATGAGGCAATTAGGAAATCGCAAGCTGTTCTTGCGGGATGGATTGTTCCCGATAGCATTGTGACTGACGCTGAAGCTCTGGACAAACTACTCGGAATCCTCGATGACAAGAAACTTGTAGCGTTTCTCACCGCACAGAAAGCGAGGGATGGGGAATGACAAGCCGAATAGTGGCACTGATTGCACTTATTCTGATGATTCATGGATGGTTGATAGAAAGCACTCCGATGATGGTTGATGGTGTGGTTGCTACATTCATATCAATCTTCATTCGTGGCATTGAAGAAACTCGGAAAAAGAAAGCGAGGGATGGGAAATGACACCGAAAGAACGAAAACAAGTAAGGTCGCTCATCAAGGTGTATGATGGTTACATCGAATTGCTCAACGCTGAACTTGAGGAAATTATTGTGCTTGCGACTTTGCACGGGTGGAAAAGTCACCGATACGAGGACGGCTTGAAAATGCGGAATCGAATCGCAGAACTGAAAAGGAGCATTTCACAATGACCGCGAAAGAACTGAGAGAACAAATAACTGACGAGGTTCAGCGGGAGTTTTCAATCAATGCCGAAGGGTGGAAGTTGGAAGGAGTCTATACTCGCACCGTCGGAAACAAAACTGTTCAAGCCGTTCCATCGGCACACGATACGAAACGGTTGCGTAATGCGGTGATTGAAGCCCGTCTATCTGCTCGCCAGCTTGAGTCCCTTCTGTCCGACTCACAGAAAGAGGTGGCGAAGGCAGAGAAGGGATGGACAGAGGAACGCAACCACGCCGAAGATTCAGAGTTGCAACTATTCGGCATCTCTCGAAAACTCAACATTGAGGGTAGCATTAAGAACTGGCAGACTTCAATCTACAAGGCAATCGCTGACCTTCAGAAACAGTTGTCAGAGGCGTATGAGGCGATAAGGGAAGATTGGCCTATTTGGATAGGTCAAACACCATTGGCTTATTCGTGCTCCAGATGCAGGGCGTTTGGGGAGACCAAAGAAAACTTTCCTCACAAGCCCACCTGCATCGTTCTCACCGCACAGAAAGCGAGGGATGGGAAATGAAACCATTGATTATGCCAATTCAGCGAACAAGGGAACAGAAAGAGGCCGGCTGTCCGCAATTTATCCCTTTTGCAAACATCGACACATATGAAATTCGCAAACAAGCCCTTGCTAATCACGACCAAACATTGGAGAGGCTGGCTGAACGTGTAGGAATGAGTCCACAAGAGATGTATGCGATGGCTCACGGGATTCGTGGTAGGGATACTGAAAAGATTCTGATGGCAACGGCAATTCAATGGTTGATTCTCACCGCACAGAAAGCGAGGGATGGGGAATGACACCGAAAGAACTGAGAGAACAATGACAATTCTCTGCGATAGATGTGGCAAGCCGATGGAGATTGATGAAAACCAGCCGACGGACTTCGGAGGCAATCCCTGTACTTTCGGGGAATACGTTGCTCTTGCGAAGAACAATGAGTGTGTTTGGATTTGTTGCCAACCATGCTGTGATGCAATGCCCGACGCTGGACACTTTTTTGAAACGGGAAACTTCACCGCCATTCCATTGAACTAACGAGGGAAAGCCAAATGAATCTACTTTTGCCAATACAGGCAATCATTGGTGTCATCATTGGCATCTTGGTAATCAACGGATTTGCCCAACTGGTTGTCAATTTTTTAATTAAGGAGAAACAACACCATGAATGCTGATGAATTAAGACAGCAATATGCTGACGAAACGAAGAGATGGTTACTTAATCACGATGCTGAAATGCCCTATCCCCAGTGGCTTGAGTCCCTTCTGTCTGACTCGCAGAAAGAGGTGGAGAGACTGACGAAAATCACTGACGACTATCCCGACTACGTCAAGGGTCTGCAAACAGATTTGTATGTGTTGAACGCTTCTAACGTTGCGTTGAGGTCAACATATCTTGGCGTGGCAAAAGAAAGCGATTCCCTTCGCCAATCCTTGCAGGAAGCCAGAGAAGCGATAGAATGGTGCGAGTCTCACAAGTCTCTGATTCTGGATGCAGAGAATAATCCTGTCGCAATTGAAGTGAAAGTGCCGGTGAGCGATTTTATTCATGGATTTGTCGATGCAATTAAACTCCAACGCTCCACAGAGAAAGGAGAGAAAGATGAAACTTCCAACGAAGAAAGACATTGAGGCGATGAGGGTCGCGACACTTGAAAAGGCTAAGAACGCTACGCTTTCAGACAAGGCATTGATGGTTATTGACTCACTTCTCTCTGAGTGTGACGATGGGCGCGAAAATTCGCTCCTGAATAAAATCTATCGCATCGCGCATGGTTGTAGTCCGTTCACAAGTTGCTACAATGTTCACGGCGACTGGCGAAAAGAAACACTCATCGAATATGAAAACATCATTGCTGAATTGGAATCTTCCACCTCCAAGGAGACAGAGGGATGAACGGTCAACAAGATGGTGAGAAAATCAAATGTCCCAAATGTGGGCATTGGTATTATCAGATAATGAAACGGGAGTACGGTGGCGGTCCGTCTATCTTCGTGCAATGTATGGCCTTCGGGTGTGCATGGAGTACCGGCCAATATGAAACGCTGGAAGGGGCAATGGAAGAATTTCGCACCGGCCGCAAACCTCAAACCAGATGGCAACGCATCAAGAGTATTTTTTCCCCACCCCAATAGGAGAGAGACAGAATGAACGAACTGAATAGACACATTAACATTATGGCGGGGCATTTCTTCTCTGCTATGAGTCAAGCGAACTTAGGAGAGATGGACGTCGCTAACAGTTATGCCGAAGAAGCCAAGAAGGAACTTGAATTGGTTAAGTCCCTTTCCACCCCTGCGCCAGATTGGGACGGTGGAAAAGAAGAATGTGGTGGGGGTTTGCACTTCTCACCGCGTCCGTCGGCAGCATTAGCCTTTGACAATCTCGCAACAAGGTTTATTGCCTGTCCGGTACTGCTCAAAGAAATCAAGGTTCACTCAAACGCGACTTACCCTGAAAAGGTGAAAGCCCCGCGAGTCTATAAACCATGCTATGAAGTGGACATTGACGGAAACAAAAAAGCCTGATGGAGTTATTCACATGATCTACTCAGGAATTACTCTCTACTGCGGGGGAAAATGAACGAGCGCGGTCCTAAAAAGTTGCAGCACGTTCTCATCAATGACCATTTCCAGAACTATAAGCCGTATCAGATTCCAAAGGCGCAGTTGGTTATCGCTGACATTCCGTACAACGTGGGGAAGAACGCCTATGGTTCTAATCCAGCTTGGTATGTTGACGGCGACAATGCAAACGGGGAAAGCAATTTGGCGGGTACGGAGTTCTTCGACACTGACAAGGATTTTAGATTGTCCGAGTTCCTTCATTTCTGTTCAACGATGTTGGTCAAGGAGCCGAAGGAGCGAGGGCGCGCCCCGGCGATGATTGTGTTTTGTGAGTTCGAGCAACAGTTTGAATTGATCGAAAAGGCGAAGCCATACGGTTTGAACGGGTATATCAATCTTGTTTTCCGCAAGAACTTCTCGGCGCAAGTTCTCAAGGCTAATATGCGGATCGTTGGCAACTGTGAGTATGGGCTTGTTCTGTACCGAGACAAACTACCGAAGTTCAACAACGATGGGAAAATGGTATTCAACTGCTTCGATGTAGAACGCGACAACAAAACCCCGAAGATTCACCCGACGCAAAAGTCTGTACCGCTTCTCGAAACGCTGATAAAGATTTTCACAGATGAGGGCGACGTTGTTATCGACCCCGTTGCAGGAAGCGGTACAACGCTCTTAGCCGCAATCAACACAGGGCGAAGCGCGTACGGCTTCGAGATCAAAAAGAACTTCCACGCCGCCGCACAACAACTCATAAGCGATCGACTTCTCGCCCTTGAGGAAATCAAGAAATATGGATTCGCGAAAACCGAAATGGGAAAAGAACACGCGTCATTATTCGATAAATACGAAGTTTAATCCTTTCCCTCACTTGGAGTTGAAATTCAAATGAATGTTGCACCAATGGGTACCTTTTACCGAATATGGACACCAAGAGCAAGGAACAGAGAGGGATGCCTAAACTAAACTCGGAAGAGATCAACGCTGCAAAGCTGAAGTGTGCCACGCGTGATGGGCTCCGTTGTAACAACCCAGAGTGCCACAAGAAGCCAGGGGAGACCTATCTCGATTCTCATAACCAAGAGAAAAAGACCTATCTCGAACTCGATCATGTTGACGGAAATCCAGAGAACAATCCCCCCGATGGTAGTAACTGGCAACTGTTGTGTGTTCCCTGCAATCGGTTAAAAAGCGCGCCGGACCGAAAAAGGAAACCTAAGTTCCGAAGTTTTGAGCAGTTGAAGAAGTGTAAGCTAGAGCGTGTGAGAAAGTATGGTAAGATGAATACTGAAAGTCTCTTAGTTCAATATGCGAGCATGCAGAAGAATCTAGTGGCAGAACCGATAGTAACAGTCTTCATCGACAGGACGGTTGAGGATCTGGGTTCAGTGGATCGCTCCGTGCTGATTAACGCCGCAGCCCAAGAGGTTTCGCTTCAAACAAAGGGAAAGTCGAGCATCGGTCAGGGAGCCGTGAGGGGTTATCTGGACAGAAGGTGCAATCCCATCAATGGAACACTGGAGTACTTCGAGCACCCCAAGCAATCCGGCCATTGGATGGTACGTAAACGCAAGGAGGAAAAGTGAGCATCATAGGAAAGCCTATTGAGTGCAATCCCGAGGACTACTGCAAGACCTTCGGCCATAAACCCCGCAAGTACGGCGACGGGATCTTCTGTGAAACCTGCGATATTCCTATGGCTGATGCTATTCCAATCGTTCAAGACGGCAAGAAGCACGTATTCGTCATCAGGGATGATAAAGCCGTGGAGGTTCCCCCCGATCAGGTAAGAATCATTCAGAACCCGAACGCGCCTCAAGGGTGTACCTGTGGCACTGATAAAACCTGTTGGAAGCACGAGCGGCCCCATGATCTCGGTGAGTATTTCCCAAGCGGAAAGTTGCCGAGCAACGAGCCAATAAACTTTGAGGGATGATGGCAGCCACCAGGTGTAAATGCGGAAAGAAGAAACTCCCCCAATCTCCGTGGTGTCAATCCTGTGGTCAGCGAAACCGCGCCAAGACCGAAAAGAAGCACGGTCATTGCCCTGTGTGTGGATTCTACATTGGAAACAATCGCGCCCCCGGTCGCAAGGAAGTGGTCTGCGTCTACTGTCTCAACCCCGTTCCAAAGGAAGCCAAGTCTAAGCATCGCCGCAGTGAAGCGGTCTGGGTGAACGTGAAAGTTGCCTGACCCGCGAAAATCTTCTTTGAATCCTATTCCTTCTCGGTACATTTGTAGTAGGAACTAGCATCGCACATGCGATGAGGATGGAACAAATGAAACTTACTCGCAAGGAGCAAAAGTTCTGTGAACTGGTGCTCACCGGAAAATCTCAAACGCAATCGTACAAAGAGGCTGGCTACAAGTCGAAGAATGATCGCTCCGCTGGCGCGTGTGCCGTTCAAGTACTCGCGAAACCAAGGGTAGCGGAATACATCGCGAAGCGTCAACTTGAGATCAATGAAAAGCTCAAAGAGGCCACACAGGTAACGAAGGAAAGGATTGTCGCCGAACTTGCCAAAGTTGCATTTGCGAACATGAGTGACTTCGCGAAAATAGATGGTCAGACGGTCACGTTCACAAATTTTGAGAATCTAAAACCAGATCAGTTGAGCGCAGTATGTGAGGTTGGGGAAACAGTGGGACGGAGTGGAGTATCACTTCACCTGAAACTGCACAACAAGATTGACGCGCTGACAAAACTTGGTGAGCAACTTGGAATCTTTCAGCCACGCAAAATTCAGTTATCAACAGAAGATGGTCAGGCGCTTCCGTTTTGCCTAATCCCGGCGCAAAGGAAGAAATGAACATCATCACCGCATCACAGGTCAAAGAAACCCCCGATAAGTTCAAGCTCGTATGGCAACCCGACGCACTCCCAACAGAGAAACCCGTTGAAGGCAAGCAATATGAATTCTTAACAGCAGGTGAAGATTATGTCGGGCTTGATGGTGGCAAAGGTTCCGGCAAATCGGACCTGCTGATTTTCGATTGCATCCGTCCCGAAAAACTCTCAAGCCCTAGGTGGCACGGCGTTATTTTCCGTCGAGAGTACAAGCGTCTCACTGAAGTCATTGACCGCGCAACCTTTTGGTTCAACAAACTCCCGCAACTGAAAGCTCACTGGCAGGGCAATCAATCTCGTTTCGTATTCCCCTCGGGTGGCTGGCTCGCATTTCATAACGTAGAGAACTTGGGCGATGAAGAAAAGTATCAGGGATGGGAGATAACCGACCTCAAGTTCGATCAGCTCGAAGAATTCGAAGAGTCGATGTTCGACTTCCTCGTATTGCAGAATCGCACCACCGACCCGAACCTCAAGGCGACAATCCGTTGGACGGCGAACCCCGGTGGGGTTGGTCACGCATGGGTCAAGCGCCGGTTTGTTGATTTTAAAGAACCGGGAAATGTTTACACATTCACTCAAACAGCCCGAGGCAAAGAGTACGTCCTAACTTATCGTCGTATCTTCGCCACAGTATTCGACAATCCCTACTATCGCAACGATTCAAAGTATATTGCACGACTTTTCAACGACCCGAATCCCCATCGCCGCAAAGCGCTTGCTGAGGGAGACTGGTCGAGCGTGTTCGGTCAATTCTTCTCTGAGTTCTCTTCTCCCGTTCACGTTATCAAGTCGAAAACTCTTCCCGCAGAGTGGGAGCGGCTTACAGGGCTTGACTACGGAAATGTGAAAACAATGGAATTCCTCAGGGTAGACTATGAAGGCCGCGTCTACGTCGAGCATGAATTCCACACCGAACCCAATGAACAACACCCATCAGGACTAACCGCCTCAGAATTTGGTGAACAATCAGCAAAATGGATGTTAGAGCGCGGATTGGGAGAGAACCTCTCAGTGATTGCCGATACAAATATGTGGTCTGCCACTGGTCGGGATGTTGGCAGTAATAAGACCCCGGAGCGCATCGTTTCGGAAATCTGGGAGGCGGCATTCAAAGCCAAAGACAAACTCCCGCCAATTCTGTTTCCCGCTTCAAAAAAAGCCAGAGAAGAATATCGCTTCCGCATCGCTTGTAACAGCGCCACACAAGACTATTTGCATTACGAGGCCGACGTATCAGGCAAGATCGGAAAGCCAGCAAGACTGTTCTTCTTGGATCGCTGCAAGTCCATCATTCAAACCTTGCCAGCGCTTGTGGTAGACCCTAATGACCCCAATGACATCAAAGATAAACAGGACGACCACGATTACGATTCCTTCAAATATGCTTTCATGCAGTTGATTGCGACCGACAGAAAGGCCGCGCCCAGGAAGAAAGAATGGTTCGAGGAAATTGCTCAATCCAATTCCGGCAACGAAGAAGAAGAATATTCGATATATAACCCGTTTAAGGTGAGCGGAGAATGAAAACAATCCCATTGACTCAAGGTATGGTTGCACTCGTTGACGATGAGGATTATGCAGATCTCGCACAGTTCAAATGGTATGCACGAAAGAGCCCGAAGGATCACACATATTACGCAGCGCGTAACGTGAAACAGGCGGGCAGGCAAATAACAGAGCGAATGCACCGCCGCATTCTCAACGCTCAGGTCGGGCAAATTGTTGACCACGAAAACCATAATGGCCTTGACTGTCAAAGACACAACATTAGGATTTGTACGCAACGTCAAAACAATGGCAACCGCAGGAGAAACATTCACAGTTCAAGCAGATTCAAGGGTGTTACGTGGTACGGTCGTTACAAGAAATGGCGCGCACAAATTCAGAATAACGGAAAAGAGATCCATCTCGGCTATTTTGATGACGAAGAACAAGCCGCTCATGCATACGACAAGAAAGCCATAGAGCTATTTGGTGAGTTTGCTTGTCTCAATTTTCCAGAACGTAAGGCGGCATAATGTCAACGCCAACAACACTCGATCACTCTCAAATTCTTTCCGGACCGCAGTCGCCCCAACCCCAGGCAGCGGGCGCGCAACCGTCCAAAGCGGTAAGCGCCAAACTGCCATTTGATATTTTTGACTCGGCGGATAAACAGCGTTGCGACAACCAGATGAAAAGTTGGTTAACAGAGGCGGATGCCGTCCATTCTCAGTATTGGCAAGAATGGAATAGCATTGATTCCCGTTTGGCCGGAGATATAATATTACCAGGGTTTACAAAATTATACTCTCAGAACCTTGCGGACCGCAACGATCCCCGAACCCGTGAAGCCGCAAAGCACACCAAGAGCTTCGTCAGTCTCAACCGCGCCCGTCCGAATCAGGAAGCCTTGCTCGGTGATTTTCTCGCCACTCCGAAGAAACTTGAAGTCGAAGGTCGCACCCCGAACGACCAGAATATTGCCAAGGCCATGCGAGCCCGCATCGAGTATATCGAAGACTCTGAGATGTTGCCCTCGAAGATATACTTTCCCGTGATGGACAATTCTTTTGCCTGTGGCCTGCACTGGATCAAAGGGGGCTTTAACCCGAGGAAGAACCGTCTCCGCGGCAAGTTCGAGATCACCGAAGTCAACACCCGCGACATGCTCATTGATGCCAAAACCCGCGGCCCGTTCTTCGGCACGATGCACTACCTGATTCACCGCAAGCAACTCTCGATCACAGAAGCCAGAAAGAAGTTCAAACGCTATAAACTCTTCAACGGAAATTCCCTTGCAGCCGACACCGACTATGACCGTCCGTACGGAAAAACAGAAGCCAGTAACACAGAGTATGCCACCTTCTACGAAGTCGAATGGAAGGAGACCGTCAATCACTGGTACTCCGCCGTAACCGGAGAAGCCGTTGAGATAAGCGAAGAGCAGTATGACCAGGCGCTAGATGATCCCCAACAAGAACCGTTCGTGTTTGAAGGTGAAGAGGAAGACAAGTACTACATTGCCTTCTTCCACGGTGTGCAGGGATGTTTCTATCTTGCCGAAAATCCGCTTGGAATGTTCACAGCGATTCCGCTTATCAACATCGAAACCAACGGAAGACTCTACCCCCAAGGCGATGTGCTGGTTTATTCAGAACTGCTTGACCTTGTAGATACCCTGATGACCGCGTACTTGGAGAATGTGAAGAACGCGAACAAGCCACGCGCCCGTGTCCGAGAAGACATCTACCGGAAATTCCAAACTCAGATCGACGCTGCCATTGCCAAGGGTGGAGCTGTGCCGGGACTGGAAGAAATGTTCTGGCCGACTGGAATCAACGCTGGCCTGCAAGGGCTTCTCAACATGCTCTTCGAGCAGATTCAAGACTCGGTATCAAAACACGCTGCATCCCGGGGAGAACTACCTTCAAAGCAAATCGCCAAGGAAACCGTGCAGGCTCTCATGGCCAAGGACCGGCAGGCACAGGGACGGAAAGATATTATGGTCTCCTACACCCTGACCATGCTTGCCAAAATGCTCTGCAAGATGATCGCCCTTTATGACAGCGAACCGGATTTCTTCCAGGTCACAGACAAGACCCCCGGCAAACGCGGCTACATTCCCATCAATCAACGCTGGACAGAAGTAGAATATCTCTCATGGCTTCAGACGTTGGCGGGTATCCCGATGCCAAAGGATCAGTCTCAGGTTCCTCAGTTCGACCAAATGCTCGCCCAGTTCCGCGAGAAGTTTGAATCTGAGAACGATGTGAAGGAAGAAGAAATTGACGGATTTGTCATCCCCGGTCTTCCGCCCGGAGCCAACACCTTCAAGCCCGAAGAGGTCTCTTCATTGATCGAAGCGAAGGGATGGCCGCAGGAACTCTTCTGGCTCGTCTATCAACCGCAACCAGTCAAGATGAAGATGTTTGTGGTCAACGACCTGTCCCGAGACCCGGATCTCAACATTCGCTACTTCATCGACAGCGATGAAAAGAACACCCCTGAGTATCAGGCGAACCTTGCTCTTATGCTCAACGCAAAGGGAATGAAGTCTCGCGTTGATACCCTCAAGGCACTTGGACAGGTCAACCCCGAAGAGATGATCGAGAACGTGGACAAAGAAAACCAGACGATCCAACTCGCCAAGCAACTTGCCTCGAATCCGAAGGCAATGGAAGCAGTAAAGATGATCTTAAGTCAACCCGCGGCAATGGCTCCCGCGGCAGCAAATCAAGGTCAATAGAAGGAGAACTGACCAATGGCAAACGGTAACGGTGAAGCAAAAGTGCTCCCGATCAAGCGTAAGATGGAACCCTTGGTACCCGCGGCAGATTTCAGTGAAGTCATCATGCAACTGGTCGGTGATCCCAACTGTAAGACCTGTGGCGGGCGCTATTGGATTGGATTCATCAAAGTTCCCGACGGAGCGGTCAAACTTCAGGTCTGCCATTGTGCGAGCTTTGCCGAGACTCAGGTAGTCACAGTTCTTCGCGCCGTGGCTGTTATGGCCAACGATCAGGACGCGAGCAATAAAGCGATCATCGAGATTCTCACGCGCACCGAGAAGACTCAAAGCGCAATTCTTGAGATGCTGAAACCCAAGCCATACGTATTCACGCGGGTGTTTGAGCACTTCAAGACTGTCAAAGAAACCATTGACAAGCACGACGAACCAAAGGTCGAGTAGTGACGGACAGGGAATATGCAGCCCAAAAGAAACGAATCAAGACTCTGTTCAACAAATGGGTCAGCCCTCTTGGACTCGGCTCATGGAAGATCGAGATTCTCTTCGCCCGTTTGGGAATTCGTGAAAACGACAAGGATGAAAAATGGCTGGCCTACTTCATAACAGAATGTCGATGGGAATATCAGCAGGCTCTTATCCGCGTCTCTGCGCCGGATGTTGCCACGTTGGACGACAGAGAACTTGAGCGAGACTTCGTACACGAACTGGCGCATTGTATCTTGAATGAGGCGAAGCATTTTTCAGCAGAGGACGGTTCTGAACACGAGGAAAGGGTGGCAACCCAGTTGACAAACGCATTTATTTGGCTACGGGAGGAAAAGGCTTGACACCAGAGAAACTCGATAAGCTGCTTCAGAAGCTACGCGAGAAACTCCGTCAGGACACGGTTCCCGACGATCTAACAGGAAGTATCACGATCAATGTTCAGTCGGGCGGACTATCAGGGAGTGTAACGGTAGAACAAAAACTCTAGGACATATCTCGGCTCACGATAAGTAGCGCCGCAAGCGTTCAGCTCATCAAGCCACAGTTGGAACAGGGTACAGACCCTTCCGGCTGTGGCTTTTTCATTTAAGGGTGGCACAAGCCACAGGAGAATAATCAAATGGCAGACGAACTCATAGACCTTCATCAATCCGATGCCCTTGAAGATGCGATCCGCATTCAGGGTAAGGCCGAACCAGTTTCCGGAATGACTCAACCCGCAGAACTGGAAAGAAAAGAAGCCGGTCTGCCGCCGGTAGTTCCGGCCCCCGTCGTCACCGAACCGGAGAAGAAGGAACCCGAAGTCAAGCCCGAGCCCGTCGTCCTTGAGGACTTGGAAAAGAAGCTCGCCACGGGAACCGAAGCGCTCACCGCCGACGAGCAGGCCGTTGTCGATGACATCAAGAAAAAGGAAGAGGATGCTGCCGCGGAAGCTGCAAAGAAGGAAGCTGAAACCAAAGCCGACCTCGGCAAGATCACTCACAACATCGGTGGAAAGAATTACAGCTTCGAGGAACTCGAAAAGAAAGCCCGAGAGGAAATGAAGTTCGGCAATGTGGACCTCTCCGTTGAAGCCAGAAAGAATCTCGTTGAAACCTATGTCAAGGCCGCCAACCGTTCCGATGCTGCCTACGCAGTCGGTGAGCGCCAGAAAGCCGTTGCCGCCGAACGAAAGCAGCTCGATGCAGAGAAGCTCGCTGCCAAGGCTGCCCTGGACACGACAAACGCACGGCTGAAGGCTCAACAGGAGATGCTCGCAACTCAGCGCACCCAGATGGAAAAGCGCAAGGTTAATCTGGAGAAAGCCGCGAAGAGCACCATCACCGAAGAGGAAACATTCAACGAGGAAACAGGCCGCCCGAACCTCGCCAAGCAAGCCGAATACATGGAAAAGATTCGCGCCGAAAAGGAACTCGCCGCGCTTGCTGAAGAAGAAGAACAAGTTACAGCGGAGTCCGCGAAGCTCGAAGAGGCAGCCCTGCGGAATCAGATCGACGAACTTGTCTTTGAGCACCCGCAGTACAAGACATCAGAGGATATAAACGAAGTATCGAAGAAAATGAGGTCCGGGGGTAATGTCACACCTGAAGATGCAGCGAGAGTGCTGGCGCTGATCGGCATGGTGACGACGGCTTCTACAATGAAGCTCCCACTAAAGACTGTCTATGAGTCACAGAAACTCATGGGGCAGACATTACCGGAAGAGGCCGCACAGACGACCAAACTGGAAGATTTGCCAGCATTACCAAAACCAAATCAATCTGCGGCTGACATGATTAGACGTCATCGCGAACGTCTTGCAAAAGCCCCCGCATCACTCGGAGGCGGAGGTACCGGAGGCCAGCGCGGTTCCGGCAAAGTCTCCCGTGCAGCGGAAATGATCGCTGAGAGTGCCGAGATCATGGGGCATGACAATGATGCGCGCGAAGTGAACAAGCTGTTTTAGTCAGTCTCAGAGCTTTCCAGTTAAAGCAAAATACATCTGAAAGGATGGTTTGTTGAATATGGCCCTTCCAGTGCCAGTAGTTTACGGTGCTCGTACAATGGATTCGTCCGTTGTCACGACCGAAAGGGTTGACTTCTCAACGGAGTTGACCAAGGATCACGAGAGCGAAGCCGTGCTCATTACGCTCTTGAACAAAATGAAATCCCAGAAGGTCAAGACGCATGACTTCAAGTATGCCGTCCAGCGGTTTGCGCCAACCAAGTCAACGGTTGTCACTGGCGCAGCGGCGGGATCTTCTGTCGATGCAATCATCACAATCGTTTTGACAGCAGCCGAGGCAGTCTATTTCCTGCCCGAAGATGTGATCGAAATTCAGCCACACGTTGATGATGCCACGTACACCTGGCAACTCCGTGTGGTCACTTCCGACGGCTCGGCAACGATCACAGCCCGACCGTACAATCACACGCTGTATAGCGGTGTAGTCTCCGTCGGCGATACCGTCCAGATCATCAGCTCTGCAATGGGTGAGAAGTCCGATGGAAGAGATTCTCGTCAGACTGTGCCAACGGTCAACACGCAGTATTGCCTCTCTCAAGAGGACTACTACGATGTGACGCGAATCGTTGACGTTGACGATCAGTACACCGGCCCCGAGCGCGCTCGTCTGCGGGAAGAGTGCCGCATAAAGCACTTGATGGACGCTGAACGTGCCGGGTTCTTCCTGAAGAAAGCCGCCGATCCGTACACCACGGGCAGTTATCGGTATCAGCCCGATGGTCTGTACGCTCTCTTGGGCGATAACCTGCTTGAATACAGCACCGCGCTGACGGACGACAAGCTGTATGACTTCATGCTCAAGATTCACAACCCGGCGTACTCCGGTGGCATGAAGCGGATTGTTCTCTCATCCGGCCAGTTGCTCGGATGGATCAACAAGATCGCATCTCCGAAGATCCGCATTACCCCGCGCGATTCAACCTGGGGTCCGCAGATTTCGGAAGTTCAGTTCGCAGGCAAGGTATGGAGCTTCGTTGAAGCGCCTGTTCTGTCCGCAATGCGGCCCGGAGAGGGCATTGTCATTCAGCCGATGTTCCTGAAGAAACGCGTTCACACGCCCACGGTCTATGAACAGAACGTGCAAACCCGAATTGCCAAGTACTACAAGGACGGATTCTACTCAGTGTGGGCTCCGCAATACACGCTGGTGGAAACGGGTGGAACGATTCGTCCGTAATCATTCACGCATTAAAATGAAAGGTCACTCACATGAGTGCCAACAAAATGTATCACTTCGAGGCTTCTTCTTCCGGCGCACTGTTCTATATCCCGGATGGAAACGGCAAAGAAATCAAGCTGGATTTCTCCAACGGTCACTGCGCTGTCGTTCTATCGGCAGAGGAACTGGCGGAGGTAAAGAAATACCGATCATACGGCGGAGCCTTTGCCTTGCAGGGCAAGCTCAAGAACCCTGCCAGTGGACATCAGGTGCAGGTAATCATCTCCAAAGGTGCATCACCGGGAGCGCCGCCGCCATCGACATCGCTTGAAACGAACCTCACCGATGCCGAGGAACTCGAAGAGCAGAGAGCAGAAACCGCGCGTATCCAAATGGCTCTTGCACAGCAAGAAGCCGAAGAGAAGGCGCGGAACAAGAAACCGTAGCAAAACGAACCGTTCTATCAATCGTCATCTGAAAGGATGAAATGCAATGAAACACATTATGAAACTCACAGCTCTCCTTGTCGTGCTTGCCTTGTTTGCGACCCCTGTGTTGATGGGTCAGGCGCAGTACAGGGTAGGCTACAAGATTATGACGGCAAAGGATGGGTGGACCTACTACCGCTTCAGCGGGACGTTCATCTCGGCTACCGATACATTCTACTGCCCGGTGGCATCGCCCTTGCCAATCGGAATCAATGACACGATCAAGTTCGTTGTCAACCTTCAGACCGCGGCCTACTCTGCCACGCAGGACTCCATCAAGGTCTCGCTGGATTACCAGTGGTCGAGCTCTGACTTCTTGACTGCATCAGGTCAAACCGAAGCGGCTGTTGGCACGAGAGCATCACTCTTGTACGACTCGACTGCACAGGCCAATACTCTCTATAAGCTAAAGACAGCGGTTGTCGGCCATGATGTTCTCAATGGTGGCTCTGCTCAACCCTTCAGCAGATTTAGGGTCCGGGGGGTGGCCGCTGCCACCGGCGGAGTTGCCAACCGAATTGGGGTTAAGTGGATTCTCGATGTCATAGTCCCGAAGAAGTTGCCAGTGGTCCAGTAGCAGAAACTCAGGTGATGGGCCCGGTCGAAACAGTTAGACTAACTCCTTCTTCTGATTGTTTCTGTGCCCTGACCGGGCCTGTCTTCTTTTGTCGAATGAGGAAACACCATGAATAGCGATTATCTCGTACGAGCCATAGCATCACATAGCATCTGGAAAAAACTGGGGAGCACTCCCGAGAAAGACCGGATCTACCTTGCCGGAACCTTCGCTCAGAAGGAGGTTCTGAACGAACTGAAATTGCTCGAACAGGTAGGCAATCTGGTGCTCGTCTCCGGTCAGGAGCGCTATCAGTTTCCACCCATTGCAATCACGGGCGGAACGGCTACGACTCCGATTCAACTTACAATCACCGGACATCTATTCAACACAGGTGATACGGTGGTTATTACCGGGGTAAGTGGTCTTACGGGCGCAAACGGCAAATGGTCTACGATCACGAAGGTCGATGCAAATACAATTTCCCTTGACGGTTCAATCGGTGGAGGCACTTACACCGCAGCCACAGGCATAGCCTACCACATCCTGAGTGCAGCGGGCGATGTCAAGATGATTCGCAAAACCGGAAGCGCGACAGGACGCATACCGGAGATTTCACTCGTACAGTCAGAAACCGAGCGCGCTGATTTCGGTTCTCTGAACTCGGATGCCTCACAAGTAGGCGGTCACTATGTCATCTACGACGACCCTTTGATCCTCGGCTTTCGGGGCACTCCAGGAGCGACGATTCCAACAGAACTAACGATCTATCGCATTCCACTTCCATCGGAAGACATCAGCGCGACGGTTAATCCGATCATACCCGCGCAGTATGACAAACTCCTGTACAGGGCAACGCTCTACCATGTCTTTGACTTGATGGACGATCCCGCCTCAGAAGAAGTTCAAGCTCTTGCACTTTCAAAGTATGAGCAGGAGAAAGAGCGCGTCCGCAGCACGATGGGCGATAACAGACTTATTAAGCAAGAAGATTCAGACACACTTATCCTCTAGAGGAGGAATGCAACATGAAAAAGATTCTCTGTATCTCAATCCTGCTTCTGGTCATCTCGACCATAGCCTTCTCTCAGGTCTATTGGAACCGCGTCGAGTTCCGGCGAGTCCCAAACCTGACCGCCTATACCATCGGTGATGTTGTCGGTCCAGACACGACCTCGGGAGCCTCCAATCTTTTCGCTCTTACAGGTCTCTCGCCGTCAGGTGGAGGCTATATCACAGGAATCAGACTGACAGCCGACACAGCGGTTGTCGCAACCGCAAGGTTCCGAATCTACTGGTACGCCGACACCGTGGGAAATGCCCGTCCACTGGACAACGCCGCATTTGTCCGAAGCATGAAAGAGGATAGTCTGATCTTCGCCTATACCGACCTCAATCTGCTCTCAATAGCTGGCACGGGCTCGGGCACTACGACCGCAGCGATTGATACAACCTTGAGTACGCCGATTCCTGTTCGCACGGTCAAGTTGACGACAGCTAAAATGTCTCAGACCTTCTTTGCCCGTATCGTTGCTATTGCTGCATACACACCGGCATTCAAAGGTAGGTTTCGGCTCGAAGTGTTTGTCAAACCAAACTAGGGGTCAGCAAAGCGATGACAACCTATCTCAATAATCTTATCCTTGCCGCTGCAAGAAAGCTGAAGGACGAACGCACCTCTGCCGCCTCATCGGATGATACGGGTCATGTGTATTCCTCTGCTCTCTTGACCGAGTATGCCAACCGCGCCGTGAGGGACTATCTGGCCGCCGAACTGAACAGTCTGGGGATAAAAGCCTTCACCCGTAAATATCCTGAGTACGTCAAACAGTCAAGCGCTCTCTCGCTTTCAAGTGGTTCAGTGGCTAAACCCGCGGACGCGCTATTCGTCTTTGACCTGGTGCTGAGTGATCTGTCATTAAGGTTCGATCCCATTTCTCAGGAGAATGTTGCCCAGGCTCTCGCCGGTGAAGCAGGGCTCGGCGCTCCAAGCGCAACTCATCCAGGGTTCTATGAAGAATCTGGGAATATCAAGACCCTCGGAGTAACCTCGGGAACCGTGCTGGCGCGCTACATCAGTGTTCACCCCGATCTTGCAGTCATCACCACAGCCACAAGCGTTGGGATAATCTACACCACAGCCGCGAATCTCACATGGACAGCCGCAACGAAACTCTTGACCGTCGATGGTGAACTTCATCTTTTCGACACCATAGATCCCACCAACCAGATAATTCAGTTCTGGAAAAGCGGTGTGGTCTATACCGGACGAGTTTCGAGCTATCACATAACAATCGGTGGAGACGCAGAGGTTTATGTTCAGGGCGAGGCTCTCCCGGCAACTGATATTACTCCATCGAGCCTTCTCGGGCTTGCTATAAGCGGACACGGCCCGGAAGCTGATGACTTGAAGTTGAACGAGCAATGGCACGGCGAAATCTTAGAGCGCATGGTTCAAATGGGCCAAGCCGATGCAGAACGATTAACGCAGCAATAGCCCAGGAGGGTGATTCACAATGCGTAACTACACAACCTTTCTCGAACTCGATACCGAATGCCAGCGCGCCGCGCAGATCAACGCCGACCAAATTCAATCGGCAGTCAGGCAGAGGATCATCAACCATGCCATCTACCAGACCTACGGCCTATTGGATGGAGCGAATCATCCATGGTGGAGGCGCATCATCAGCCTTGCAAGCTCTACTGACCTTGAGTTTCTGGCTGATTCAACGGTAAACAGTGGACTGCTGACCGCTTTGGATGCAAGCGCTCACACCATCACCCGCAGCAATGGCGCTTTTGCCGCAGGTCAGTTGCTTGACATCGTGCTTGTCTTACGGTCAACCGGAGCCCGCGTTGCCCAGTATAAAGCGTTGGTGGTCTCGGGAACATCCACCTGCATCTACTCAGTCATTGGTTCTGTGACGGGAACAGAGACAACCTATGCTTCGGCAACGCATTGCTTATATGTGACGGGCCTCAAGAAATTCTCTGCCACCAGTTACGACCTCTCGTCATGGTACATCAAGGACATCATCAGGGTCTTCGACAACGCAGGCACGGGTGGAAAAGAACGCTCATTCCGGCAGATAATGGACTCGAAAATCTTCGGCTCTGTCTGGGACGATCCTTTCCATGTCAATGAGGTAGCTGTCTATCACGGCGGCGACACGCTGTATTTTGATGTCGGCTCATCGGCTTCGGCGCTCTCACTGGTTCAGGCAGAAGTCACCATCAAGCCGGGAATCTACACCGATGCGACAAAGAACACACCGGTTGATTATCCGCCTGACGAAAATGGAACGGTCAAAGACCTCGTTGTTGCTGAATACCTGAGAGAGACCGGGGGAACACCGTCAGACAGCTTGCAGAAGTCGTTGGCTCTGATTCAGAAGCGCACCGAGCAGGCACAAGCCGACCGGATGAAAACAATGGAACTCCGGGGGAAATCCGAGTAGATGCCTTCTCCACTCCATAATGCGTTTCTGGGTCACAAACCAGACGTAGCAAACCCGCCTTTTAACTCCGCGAAGGCAGGACAGAATTACTCCATCCATCGTCACCGCGACCGTGAAAACAAAATCGCTGGCTGGATTGAGCAATCAGACGGGTACGCGAAGAAGTTCTCCGCACTCCCGGCGAATGACTTGGCTATCAAGAAGATTGCGAACATCTCCTATCAAGATATTTACAATCTCTGGATTCCAGACCACGGCGGCCAGAATGTCACCGTTGTAGTAGCCACCTACACCAAAACAGGCTATGAACTCGCAACTCTTACCGGAACCGCTTGGGCCGTTGCTGGTGGCAGTCTCACCAAAGTCACCGGCACAGGAACCAAGTTTCTAACCGAGACCGCACCGGGTTCAAACATACTTCTTGATTCAACGCAGAAGGTAGTTCTCTCGGTCACAAGCGATACCGAACTGTATGTCACTGTGGCCTTCGGTGGAGCCGCAAGCGGAACGTCTCTTGCCGGTTCAGCTGTCATTAACCGTTTTGGAATCTTTATCAGACCCTATTGGAACGGCTCGACATGGATTGATGAATGGTTTGAAACAACCGAGATGATGATATTCGAGATTGACAGTCTCGGAACGGGGGATGGTTCTGCGTTCTTAAATTCTTCCGGGTGGGTTGTTGATGGTCTTGGGTTCTGGTCCGGCAGTTTTGCCGCTGGCTGGACTCACTCAGCTCTTGGGGGCGCGGGAAGTACCGATCCACTCACACAAACGACCGCCGCGGTGAATGCAACATACTACGACATCTCCTGGACAGTCACAGGTCGAACCAATGGCTCATTCACGATTGCCTTTGGTGGTAATACGATCTCGGGCTTGACCGCAACCGGCACTCAGAGAATCAAATCATCTTCCACGGGAAATCTTGTCATTACCCCGACATCGAACTTTGATGGGAAAATTGTCTTCTCCATCATCACCGAAGGCAATGTGAAGAAAATATATCTGGATGACATCACCTCATCCAAGTATCACTTCCCAACCATTGACTCTGGCGCAACAGTATTCAAAACCGACTACTTCAAGAACTGGACGATTGTTGACCGGGATTTCCACGGCGGCGACAATTACGAACTGGTAGCCGCGTCCGGTTACGACGGCTCTCAGTACTATCTTGGGCTGATTCACCCCAACAACGAATTCTATTCAGCTTGGACCGCAGGCGACAAGTTGCTCGTCTATCGCTCGCTGCTGGAACTAACCTCAACGGGAACTGAAAAGCAACTCCCATCATCCATAGACTCATTCATCTACGGACTCTTATCTGAGGCGCGCCTTACAACGGGAAACGATACAACCGATGTGGTGCTCTCACTGGCAAGCAAGACAACCGCATTCACCACGATCAGCACTCACACCTCAGATCCCTATGTAAAAACCATTGACGAGGTAATCGCAGGACCGGGAGTATTGGACATCTGGAAGTATGCTGCCGTCATCTCCTTTGAACCCACCCCGATTCCAGATGCAGCCGGACTCCCTGCGGGAACGTATTATCTCAAACATTCAATCGTGATGGATGATGGAAGCGAGACCGCGCTGTACGATTCACCCTCGGAAGTTGGCGGCTCTCCCGCAGATTGGTCGGGCACGAACTTCCTGACGCTGACAGAAGCATCAAACATCAAGATATATGCTCATCGCAGTTGGGGAACACTTCCGGCTAGAGGCCGATTCCTGAGATGCTACGTCAGTGATGACAATGTGTATTTCTACAAGATGAAAGACTTCGATCTGAGAAGCTCTACACTCTTCGACGCTGCTGCAATGCGCGGCATATCGCTTCTTGGTGGACAACACTACTTTGCGGTTGGTTACGCCGGATACCTCTTGACAGACCTTGATTGGTCCGCCGCCACGGGCGATTCCGGCATAGAAGCAACCGCGCAAATTGGAAGAAAGATTGATGATACAGGAGTTATTCAATTCAAAGCCGCCACAGTTGCAGGCCGCATCTGCTATGCTATCGGTGTAAGAAAAGATGCCACGGTCTCACCGAACACAATCTTTGCCAGCCTCCAGACGGGCGATGGCGCACCGGCGCGGGATGTTTTCGGACTCGTTGCCAACAACATGATTGACCTGGAATATGGTGACGGGGATGAACTGGCTGGCATCTACTCAAAGGGTGATGTAGTTCTCGCATGGAAACGCCAAAGGCTCATGTCGGTTCGTGAGGGCTCGGATGCTAACGGAAAAGTAGTCTATCTCGCGGACACGATCACTCAGGCCGATGGACTATGCAGCAGAAGGTCAATAGTTGGTTTCGAGGATGTCATCTACTGGGCAGGTTACAACGGGATCTACTCGTACTCATCTCAGGGTGTACTCACACTCAACCGTGATTGGCTCGAAGAATGGAAAGCGGTCGATGTCGCGTACAAGGAAACAGCAGTAGCCAGCTTCGATCGTACCAACCGGCAGTATAGGATCGCCTACAATGGTCTTGAACGCTTGCTTGACATTGACACTGGAGAATGGACCCCCGGAGTTCCAACCGATCAACCGGCGGTATTTGCCGCCAACCAACGGCTCGGCACGGTGGATTTCCTCTCGGGCAGTCTGATTCAAACCCTCGGCTCCGGAACACGGCATGACGGTGTAAACTTCAGCATGGAGTATTTCAATAACGATTTTCTTGCACATCAACTAGACCCTAAGGGTCGCGCAACTCAGAATTGGGATGTCTTGCTATATGATGTGCGCGTTGCATACAACTCTAGTGTTGCGCTCACGCTGACTCTTTACCGGGACGGCATTGCACAAAGCCCCGTCGCGGGCGCAGCAGGGAACGGCTCAGTCACAATCAAAGCAGGGAAATCATTCCGTTGCAAAAAGTTTGGCCTTAAGATTATAGCCACAACGACCGCTGATAACCAGGTAGTCCAAATAAAAGAGATTCAACCGCGCTATGATCTAATTCCAACCGGAGTCTCTACACCAGCCTTTGCAAGTGAAGGCACTGCCGCAGCCATAGATCAGCGTCCAATGGCACTGGCCGATATAAGATCAGGCAAATACAACCTGACTGCCGGAGTGCTCACGACGGTTCCGTACTCATATCCGTTCTCAGTTGCAGTAGGAACCGACTACCAACTCAAAGCCGATGTGTACAACAATGCTGGCGAGTGGATCATGTCCGCCGAAGCATCAAATCAAACCCGAAATGGATTCGACATCACAAGCCCCGAGGATGGGTATGTTCGCTATATCGCCGCGTCAAATCAGTAAGGTTCTCATACTCTCGATTTTTCTGCCGCTGATGGTACTGGCTCAGAGATCAGTCACCATTCGCGTTGATACTTTGCGTCCATACCTGAACGGAAGTATCACATTCGTCCCGCCCTTGACTGGAGGCTACTGGTCCCGCACAGGTGGAAAGCTCCAACCCCTGTATTCCAGCGATACACTCTGGATGTCGTTCGCAAAACTCGATTCAATCAAGGTTAGAATTGCCTACCTCGATTCACTCTGGCTTGTGAGCACCAACGGAACGAACAAAGTTCTTCTCCAGTACACGGGAACGAACAACGGGTCTGTGATTATTCGGGACAGGGGAACCCCGGACTTCAAAGACACGATGATGACCTCAAGCAAGCTGCCCGCGTTCTTGAAGGGTCTCTTAAGTGGTAACTGGGCAGACTGGGCAAGTGGAGGTGGAGGCTATGGAAGCTATCAGGCATGGGGAACGGCAGGATTCGATACAACCAAGTTGAGAAACCCCTCGAACAATACAGTAGTCAGTATTGTCAATTCCACTTCCACATCCGATACAACGATCAACATTCTTGCGCTCGGTGGAGGCGCAAGCAATATCGGAGTAGTTGGAGTCATGGCCGACGAAACCCGAACCGACACAGCTCTTGTTGCCGACACCTATCTCATAGCGACGATGGCAGGAACAACAAGCCATTCATACGCGTACGGGGGAGTGTACGCGGGATATATCGACCTGTTTGTAGAAAACCCGTACACGCCGACAGGGATCGGTATTGGTTTCACCTTGCCCGACCCCGCGTACACCGTGATGAACGTGTATGCAGACTACTTCTATACGATGGGCGACTCCGCCGTTTATCGCACCACCCCGATCACGACTGTCGTTAGTGATGCGAAAACGAACCTAACATGGACGGACGACTCACACTACTATCGCTATGTCCGATTGAATTGGTTCCTCGACAATCGCTACGGTTACTCCGGCCAACTCAAATTCCTTTGGGCTGCGCCGCCCAGTGGCACAACAACTAAAGTCCTTGCGGCAACAACCCTCGTAGGATACCGCCTCCAATGAAAAAACTACTTTTCATATTACTCGTAGCGATCCCACTTCAGGCTCAAGAGTTTGCCCTGAGGATGGGAAAGGACGTAGAAACAAAAACCGCCGCTCCAATAGTCGCGGACACTTTCGACTCTGGCGTTCTTCCAGAAAATTCGACTTGGGTTGTTCAGTACGAACTTATTTTCAGACTGTGGGAGGGCAAAGGTGAGTTTTGGTGGAACCGGAACTTTGGCCCCCCTATATGGCAAAATTGGGATGATTGCCCCATTGATGGCCCCGGTGGAACTCGCTACGACTCAGTGTACAATCTCTACGGGGGTGAATGGTTTGAACGGGTTGATGTTGCGTTTCAATTTCCAGAAGGGTCGACGCTCAAGGGTCAATTCAACTATTTGTCCCATGATGAAATTTTCGACACGACGGTTGCCGATTGGGTACCCGGTGACTACCAATGGCAATGGTTGTGGATTGGTGGTGGCGACTGCTACTGGGTTTTCGTTCCCGGTTACGCAACCACGTACAGGAAGGTCAACCCCTGGCCGTACTTTGAGGAAAACAAGAAGCTGGTCGGACTAACAAACTCCGTGGGCTATCAAGACATCGTGAACGGTCGAAGTTACGAGTGCGACTTCTTTCATTCGTACCGCGGTCTTGACACTAACTATGTAAGATTGAAAATGAGTTTCATTTTAAGCGTCGGCGGTACAGCGGGACACCTCTACTTTCTTTGGTCGCCGATAAAGAATGGCGGAGAAGCCGTTTGGGTATCTCTCAAACGCGGTTCAACTCTTTGGATGAAGAGGATAAGCTAGTGCTTAATCGTCTCAAAAAATTTGAATTTGAACTAACCCGAATGCTCGCCTATGGGCGCGAGAACATGGATCTTCGGCCCGTACTTACGAGCCTGGTCAAAATGCTCGGCGAGGAAGTAGACTATATCGAGAAGAATGTTACATCACAGGTCACTCCTGCCCCGGCATCAGGCGGAACGGTGATTATCAATGGAACCACCGTAGTCACTTCCGTAGGCGCTGCTCCTGTAGGAGTAATTGCGATCATCAATCAGGCTGTTGTCTCTGGAGCAAATACAATCACCTTTGCCTCACCGCTCATCAGCGCGGTCTATGGTGGCTTCTTGGTGCTGTCAGATTCAGAAGGCACATTGATCGACAGCGCGGAACTAAGAATGCGCTCTACCGGCATGACAGCCAATCAGTTCATCTACACCGCGCCATCAGCCGGACACCTGTACGGATTTGCGGTAGTCGCCACATGAGAAAGCTATTCTACATACTGATGATGCTTCCCTTGATTGCTCTCTCGCAGTCAACCCAGAAGCAGGCATTTCAAGAAGTGAAGGTTGACACCTTAAGACCCAATCACTACGGACCCTCTTGGGGAATTGTCATTGCATGGCACGATACTGTCTCTGTGAAGATATTCAAGGACTCCATTCTCTTCGGGAAGGTCAGGATTGGCTCAAGCGGTTCTTTGATCGACTCTGCAATCGTCCAAGCTGATACACTTCTGTTCTGGTCAGGGGGAAGCAAATACAAAGCTTTCAAGAACGGCACTGGAAGCGGCTCGTCATTTGTTGCCAAAGCCGATAGCTCTCTGATGCCGGGGTACGTGACAAGAACGCAAATCGCAACTGATTCTACCAACAGAAACACTCTACTTGCACTTAAGGTTGCAAAGTCAGACTCGTCAGCTATGCCGGGTTATGTCACACGCTCGCAAATCCTAACAGACTCAACCAATCGAAACGCTTTATTGGCCTTGAAAGTAGCGAAGTCTGATAGCAGCGCAATGCCCGGATATGCGACGCGTACAATGATTCAAACTGATTCCACGAACAGAAATGTTCTG